ATATTAGAGGCGTAAAAAATTAAACGGGATAATAATGATAATATTAAACGGGATTTATGAGGCGTAAAATTTAAAATTTAAAGTAATGGATAATAATATAATATAATATAATATAATATAATATAATTATTAGATCGTTTATGGAGCCTGCCTTGTTCATGTATAAAAAAAACAACTTTTAAAATTTCCATAATTGTCCAAGATTGACGAAATGTCCATTAATACATATTATGCGTCATTTATTATTTAATTCAAAAGTCCCGCCAGCCCCGTCATATCAAGGCTCGTGAGGGGTGGGGGCTAAGTGCAGGATGGAGCGTTCAGTTTTATAATATTAACACTAAAGTGGTTTTTCACCACTCTTTCCCTATTTTCGACCCGTAATTTTACCCCTAATTTACCCCCTAATTTTGCCTTCCGTTTTTCACCATACTTTTACCCTTTTTCCCTTTTTAAACGCTTATTATTCCATTCTCCACCGTTTTAACCATTATTTAAAGGTTTATTTTAACGCTCCCTTCCGTTTAATCAAGCATTTTAAAGCATTTTAAAGGAAAGTTTAAATCTTTACCCCTTATTAAACGCTTATATAAGCTCATATACGCTTACCTTCCTATTCAAGCTATAAACGCTTAATAAACGAATTAAAACCCGTAGAATTGCTTATTTTGAAGCCTGAATGATTAATTAACCCTGAAGGTTTGAGACTATTCGGAGAATGGAAAAGTTTTAAATACGATTGAGAATTAAAAGTTTAAATTAATAAGTTTATCTTTTACGCTTTAAACGATTAAAGTATAAACGCTTAATAAAAGTTTAATTAAAAGTTTAACAATTATGTTTGCAGCAGGAGATATTTTCAGGCTTTTATATAAACGCTCAATAAGCGATACCTGGCGTTCAATTTTAAATTTATCGTTTATCAAAGTTTAATCTTTCATTTACTGACGACTTCCAATCCGTTTAAAAAACCTTTTAATCTTTATGTAATTAAACGATTGCTTTTAAAGTTTACATCTGCACTTTTAAACGCTTATTAAGATCCTCCAACTAACTCACTAATAAACGCCTACAAACTTTCCGTTTAAACTTATTGTTTTATAAATGGAGGGTTATTTTGAACATACAAAAACATAAACGCTTATAAAAGTTTACAGGCGTTAATTAAGCGTTTAATAGTCGTACCCTCTGAATAGTCTCCCATATCGCTTACTTATCGTCTGTATTCGTTTATGCTATTGTATCTAACGACTTACAAGTGTTTACAAGTTCTTTAACTTCTTTTTTTAACTTCTATAAGTAATAACAGTAAAAAACGACTTTTTTTTAGGGTTATTTTGAAAAAAAGTTTTAGAAAAAATGAAAAAGTTTATTTTAAAGAGTATATAATAGAATAAATGGTTTAATCCTTCCTTATAAGGTTTAAACGGAAATTAAAGGTTTATATTGGTATATAAAGAAAACTTCACCACCTAAGACGCTAAAAGTGTGAAGTTTAAAAAGAGATTTTCTAAACGATTATCAAGACGGTAGAATATAAATAACAAACTCTTTTAAATGCTCAATAAGCTCCTATCCCTTTGACAATACCCCCATCATTGTATTTATAAGCTTATTAACGATTATTATTAACTTATTTAACGATTAATAATAGTTTAGAAGATCTTAATAACTTTTTTAGTTCTAAAACATACAACAAGAAAAAAGGGACTTTTTTTAGGGTATTTTGAGAAAAAAGTTTTATTTTTTTTAAAAAAGTTTGATTTAGAGACCATAAGTGAGTATATCAGATTTAATTGCTCCTTATCCTGTTTAATCAACTAACAAATGTATATAATGTTAAATATAACCAAATACCTCCAACTATCCCTGATAAAAGGGTTAAAAAGATTATAAAGATTTTCTAATCGAAGACAGCAAACGGCAGAATATGAATAATAAAAGCTGACAAACTTTAAATTCAATTAGAACTTTTTGACCATACTCCCGTCTCTTATATGTTTATATAAGCTTATAATCGTTTATTACTATTGTACTGACGATTACTAATAAGTTTACAAGATCTTTAACTTCTTTTTTTTTAACTGAACTATTTTTTATTCTATAATATATAACAATGAAAAATGACTTTTTTTTAGGGTATTTTGGGAAAAAAGTTTTATTTTTTTTAAAAAACTTTGTATAGCCTATTATATCAAGGATAATCAGCTATAATCAGTCCTGAAGAAACTTTTAAATAATCAAATAGAACTAAAACGATTTAGTAATATTCATAAATAAGAACAGCTTTTTTAGAATTTAATATAAAAGGGGGGCTTTATTTCAGGAGCACTTATTTTTTATATCCACCACTACCCCCAATATAAAAAAAGGGCTTTTATCTAAGACCCCTGACGAAATATATTTCAACGGGCATTAACTAAAAGTATTTTTAAAAGAAATTTTCCTATCAATTATTGGCAGCAGGAGTTTTTTTAAAAAAAGTGTATTCACTATAAGTGAAAGATAATTTAATTTATACAGTAAAAATCTTAATACAAAAGTGTATTCACTCTGAATACAAATAGTTAATACAAATTATGAATACAAAAAGGTTAATACAATTACTGAATACAATATATACTGTATTAACTCCACTCTGAATACATCTAATAAAAAAGTGAATACAGCCTCCTGCCTGTCATATCAAGGGTTTTCTCCAAATTGTATTTATGTTCTGAATACAATTCAAATCATAAATATACGATATAGCAAGTTTAATACATTTTTTACAATATTTTGTAATACAAGCCTTATCCCTTATACAGCAAGGGTTTACCCCGATTTTCAAAACATAAACTGAATACAATGATGTTTACACATACATTCCTGTTATGACGGGGTTTATAGGGGTTGTGTATTCAATTTGTATTAACTTTTCAAAACATAAATTTATGATTTGAACGCATTTCAAAACATAAATACAAATTGTTATACAATTAATATCAAAAATGGAGACAATCCCTGTTATATTAACATCTTTGCTGTATTCAATATATAAATACAAAAAATCAGATTATAAATTACTTTTTAATACAATATACACTAAAAATAGGTTTTTGTATTAAGATTGAGTATAAAATAAATACATTTTAAATAAAATCAGCGTCAAATTTGGACAAAAGTAAACAATATTTATGTTTTGAATTTTCAGAATATAAACTTCTACCTTATACACGAAAGTGTGTAAGGTGGTATAAAACAGGCTCAATATAGTACAAAAACGGCTTGAAATATACTGCTGATTAAAATTAAACCCCCTTTTTCTTTAAATAAACCCCCTTTTTCGTTGAATAAACCCCCGAAAATTTATCTGTGGCTTATTTATGTTTCGATAACAATTTCAAAACATAAATTATACACTCTTTTTAAGAGTTATTACAAAAAAAAAGTGAATACACATTAAAACCACCCAAAAAAATTTAAAAAAATTATTAAAAAAACTTGCATTACAAAGAAAAATAATATATAATATAATTAATCTAATAAAACAAGAACACAAAAAACAAAAGGAGGAATATAAAATGTTAAATGAATTTTGGGTATATCTATCAAGTGGATTAACCACAGAACAGTTATACAATATGACAGTTTTTGGTTTCTGTGGTACATTAGCCAACTTTATATTTATAATTTATTTAAATGTAAAAGCTGATTTAGAATTAGATAAAATGAAGAAAAAATAAAAACCACCTAAAGACCACTTAAAAAAACAAGCCACCTAAGCCAAATAAAAAAAGAGTTATTAATTTAAAAAGAATACATTTATAATAATAATAAAACCACCTAAAAGGCACTTTAAATAAAATGGGAATTTAAAGAGCCTATGGGCTTAACAAAAAAACTCTTACATTTAAGTTTACCTGGCTTTAAGTTTATGTTTTTTTAGGTATCTTTCAGTTAGTTTTAATTTTAAGTTTATGTTTTTTTAGGTATCTTTTAATTAGTTTTAAGTTTATATTTTAGGTGCATTTTAAATTTACCTTTAGTTTTATATTTTTACTATCCTTTAAATTAACTTTAAATAAATAAAAGGATCACTTAAAGTTATAAATCTTCAAAGAGTAATTCTACCTTTATATACATCATTTTTTCTATTCCTTTTAAATAAAGGAAAACCAACTCAAAAAGCACTCAAAAGAAAATCCCCTTTTTTAAATATAAATTAATGGATAATTATTAACAAGCAGGGTTTCTTGCTGCCGAAAGGCAAGGAAGCCTGCGTTTTGTTTATTAAAAGAAAAACACTTAAAGACCACCAAAAGAAAAGTAAAGGGTTTCTACAATTAACAGTTTCCTTTACTAAGTCTTTGGTGGTTTTTTTATGTCTTCATATAAAAAGCAATTATTTATAATAATAATTTAAATTTAATTTCAAATATTACTTGAATAAAATGGAAAAGTATCAGTATAATAATATTAGAGCAACAAAATAATATAAAAGGGAAGTGGTTTAACTTGATAAATTTAAATCGTGTTTTAAATGAAGAAGAAAAAGATTATTTAAATACACTTGATAACTATATTAATAAAGAAGCAACTCAAGAGGAAATTGACCTTTTTTTAGAAAACAATCCACTTGGTTTAAGTGCAGAGGTTAGTTTTGAGTTAGAAACAATGACTGAAGAAGAATTTAAAGAATACGAAAAAAAATTAGATAAAGAATTTGATGATTTACTTTTTTATATTAAGCGGGAGGTGAATAAAGTTGAAGAAGAAATTTTATGATAAATTAGTTCGGGACAACATTATTGATATTATAAAAAAAGACGGTAAAGATTGCAGATACGAAGTTGTAAAAGGAGAAAAATATAAAAAGTACCTAAAAAGAAAGCTCTTAGAAGAGGTCAATGAGCTTTTAGCAGACGAAAATTCAACTGAAGAATACATTGATATTTTGGAAGTTTTAGCAGTCTATCAAGATATTTTTGATATAGATCCAAACTTCAGAAGGTTATTCTTTAAAAAACAGGAAGAAAAGGGTTCATTTAGGTTGGGCTTGATTTTGAAGGAAGTCAGGGAGTTTGATAGCAAAAGGGAGGCTAAATTTTATGAAGCTAAGTAACGAAAGGTTTATTCCAATAAGTGATTTTGGCAACGCTGAAAAGATTTATACATTTAAAAGAGTGGAAAACGAAAAGGTTCTTTTGGAAGATACAACAGGTTATAATATAGAAATATCACTTGAAGTTTTTTATACAGAGTTTCAGAGATTATCAAAAAATAAGGTTAACTTAAAGGTTGGAGAAAGTTATATCTATAAAAAGAATAACTGTCATTATGAAGCAGAAGTTTTATTAATTCCAATTAAAGAAGAAAAAATAGGAGTTAGATTTATTAATATAGACGGAGAAATGGAATATAAATTTGTAAAAAGAGAAAACTTGAGTAAAAAACGGGGAAAGAATGACTTAATTAGAGACGATAGTTTTATGAGTACAGAGGGGAAATTTTATAAAGTATTATCAAATGAATATGATAACGAAAAAGGCTTTATTTATGTCTGCAAAAACTATCAAACACAAAAATTAGAATTAGTACCAATTATAGACTTTCAGTTATACCTCTATGAATACGATTTACAGAGAATATTAAATCCTGATAATTAAAGATAAGGGGTTGAGTTTTTACTAATCAACCCCGATATTCATTTAAAACTTGTTTTGTTTTTAAATTAAATAAACCAATTATAAATATTGATTTAAAACTTGTTTTGTTTTTAGTTTAATTTTAGTTTAGTTAAATAAACCATTAACTTTGATTTAAAAGAAGTTTTAAATAAAATATAAAGGAGCTGATTAAAGGTGGCTACAAGTAGAATGTGTCCAAAGTGTGGATCAATGTTTCCAACAAGACTATGGAAAAGTATGAAAAGTATTCACGGCGTTTTTTATTACTGTCCTGAATGTAAGACAAAACACCATTGGAATGAGCTTAAATTAGTAAGACCAAAAGATGTTTAGTTTTTTTATAATTATACTTGAATTAAATTTAAAAGTATAAGTATAATAATAATAGAAGTTAATAAAGTATTATTTTTTTTGTTTGATTTATAATAATACTTTAAATTAACTTTAAAATATTAATAAAAAAGAGGTGAATGGAAGATGGATAGAAGGGAAGAAGAGGAATTTTACAGAGATTATAAAACTTTAAATAATAATTTTTATCATTTAAAAAAGCAAATGGATAAATACCAAAAAGAAGTAGAGTTAAAACAGCAGAAAGAAAAACTAAAAACACTAAACGAAAAGGTTAACAGATTTTTTGTTTTCCTAAATTCAAATAAGGGTAACTTCAAAAACACCACAGAGGACATTATAGATTATGTAGATATTAAAAAAGATTTTGAAAAACTATCTAAAGAAGTAGCTGAACTGCAAAAAGATATAAGTAAGACAACGGGCTTTTAATTTAAAACTTGTTTCATTTTAAAAGGGGTGATTAAGTGAAGAGATTAAAATTAACAGATATTAAGCTGTCAGTTGGTCAGTTTGAACACCAACTATCAAAAATGAGATTTGCAAAAAGCAACCACAAAACAAAATACATTGAAAATAAGAGAGTTCCTTATTTTAATAAGATATTTTATAAAATGCTCGTTGAAAACCAACAGATACCCACCCAAATGGACTTTTGGATAGAATACCTTGACTATTATCAAGAAGACGAAGTGGTAAAAGAAATAATCGAAACAGGACATAAAGCAGGGCTTCAAGGAAGGGCTTTTAGAGCGTATCCTTCGTTAATCAGGGATATACACTTTGCCCTTATGCTGAAGTCGCTTGGGTTTCAGGGAGTATATCACAACAACTATCAAGACAGTGAGCAAGGAGTTGATGTGCTTTTAAAAGTTGGTAAAAATAAATATGCAATACACCTTTATACAGATACAAAAAGAGGGGTTGGATACAGAGATATTAAGCATACTAAAAGAGATGATATCACCCTTGAAATAGAGTTCCCTATTAATTTAGAACATTGTAAAGAAATAGGAAACATAAAATTATACTCAACAGAGTATTTCGTCAAACTCTTGGTTCAAATAATCAACTTTCACGGGCAGGAATAAAGGGGGTGTTAAAATGGAGTTATTAATTCTTTCAATTATTGTTATAGCAGCAGGTGCTTTTTTAAGATATGAATGTTTAAGAAAAGGATCAGTAAAAGTTTTTAGAAAGACAAAAGAAAAAGTAAAAGATATAGTGGACCCAATTTTATATTGGATTACAAAGTAAAACAATAATCTAACCATTTATTTAAAAGAAGTTTTGTTTGCATAAGATAGCCCTGATTAATTTCACGGGCAAGACTGATAAAAAATAAGGGGAACACTTTTAAGGTTAAGGTGTTCCCACTTATATTTTTTTATTTAAAAATATTAAAAGGAGTGGTTAGCTTGGATTATCAAAAAGCTAAAAATAGTTATGACTTTGTTTTTGAAAAAATGAACGGAGACACTTATTTTCTTGGCAGTTGGAGATATACAGATATAAAAAGTGAAATTATAAATAAATCAAAAAACATTCTCAAATACCTGGCTTCTCAAATAGGAGCTTCTAAGGTAAAAATTAGTGAAAATAGTGGGAGATTATATTCTCCTGAATTAATAGCTTATATTTATATCAACGGTATAAAAAAATATATGATTGAGATTAATACAGTGCAGCTTTTTAATAAAAATGGAGAATATTACAGTATGGTTATTATTGCAAGGGAATATGAAGGAAGAAGTTTTAGAAAGGGTTATCTTTTAGATACACATTATAAAGATAAGAGTTTCGAAAAGGTTTTGGATAACTTGGACTTTTTTGTTAACGAAGAATATATGTCCGTTTCATTTAATAATTAAAGGGGGAATTAAAGTGGAAAATATCAATCAGGTTTATGATTATTTAAAATCAAAAATGGAAGGCAAGATTTACGAAGGCTCATATTATAAACATATAGAAGAAGAAGAAAAAATAGAAAAGCACTTAAAAGAAATGATGTCCTATTTTGCTAAAGCTTTAAATACAGAGGTAGTAAGTAATAGTGTTCAGATACTTCCAATGTACAGACCCGATATTGCTTCCGTTACTACCTTTGATACAAATAACTACTGTTGGTACAGAATATTAATAGACAGCAGGAAAGACAAAGAAGGTCAATACAAAATGGTGATTAAGGTATTAAGGGAAACAGAAAGAGATTTTGAAAAAGTGGAATTTATTTTAGACGCTGATGATAAAGATAGATCATTGGAAGAAATAGAAAAAAGACTAAGGGAGTTTTAAACAAAACTTGTTTTAAATATAAATAAATGCTTTAAAATTGATTTAATAAAATAATATAAATTTAAAGGAGATAATATTAATTGTCTCCTTTTTTTATAAGGAGTGGTTATTTTGAAGAAAGAAAAACTATTAAGTTTAACTAAAGAGCAGTTGGCTGATTTAGTTTTAAAGAAAGATAATAAAAAAGACTATGGTTTGGTTTTTGAAGAAAGTTTAGAGGATACAGAGTTGGATTTAATTAAAAATGAACCAATACTGATACCTTATAACAGAAAATCTCAAGTAGTTAATATAAAAGATAAAGAAAAGAAAGTTAAAGAAATTAAGGATATCATGAATGACGAAAAAGGGAAAATGAATTATATTATTGAAGGAGATAATCTTCATGGGTTGAAAGCTATTGAGAAGATATACCAAAATAGTATAGATTTGGTAGTCATAGACCCACCCTATAATACGGGGAAGGAGTTTCAATATAACGACAAAAAAGTTGATAAGAACGATAATTATAAACACTCTAAATGGTTATCTTTTATGAAGAAAAGATTGAAAATTGCAAAGGAATTAATGACCGAAGACGGTGTTATTTTTGTTCACATTGATGATAATGAACAGGCTCAATTGAAACTATTAATGGATGAAATTTTTGGGGAGGAAAATAACCTTGGAATATTAAGTGTTGTAAATAACCTTAAAGGAAGATCTGATGATAAATATTTTGCTACTGCTAATGAATTTTTGTGTGTATATGCAAAAAACAAATCTAAAGCAAAAATTAATGGGTTTCCAATGAATGATGAATATTTGAGCGAATACAAATTTGAAGATAAAATCAGTAAATATAAAAAAGTTTTATTTAGAAAAACTGGCAAAAATTCAAAAAGATCTGATAGACCAAATATGTATTATCCTATTTATTATAATGAGAAAAACTCACATTTTTCTCTACAAAAACAAAATGAAAATTATATTAGAATTTTACCATTAGATAGCAAAAACAAAGAAGGTTGTTGGAGATGGGGTAAAGAAACTTTTTTAAAGAAAAAAGATACTGAATTAATAGCAATTAAATATCAAGGTTCTTGGAGTATTTATACTAAACAAAGAACAATAATTGATGGGGAAAAAAGAACAATTAAACCTAAAACATTGTGGTTAGATAAAAGATATGATTCTGACAGAGGAACTTTATTAATGAAAAAAATGTTTAACAAAAAAAATTTTAGCAATCCTAAACCTTTGGAATTTATAAAAGATATTATAAAAGTAGGATCTAATAAAAACGCAAACATTTTAGATTTTTTTGCAGGTTCAGGAACAACAGGGCACGCTGTTCTTGAATTAAATAAAGAAGATGGTGGAAGCAGAAATTTTATTTTAATAACTAATAACGAGAATACCTCTTTAAATGAAAAATATCTTGTTTGGGATTATCTCGTAGAAAACAATGTTATTAAAGATTATGATAAATCAAAATGGACTTCTAAAAACAACAGATATCATTATTATAAAAAATATATTAATGAAAACTTCCCTTTAGGTATTGAAGGTAGCAATATTAAAATAAAAGATAATTATAAAGATAATATTAAATTAAAAGAGATCATTAAAACCAATAAATTTAAATCTTTTTTAAAGAACTTACAATTATATGTTGCAGACAGAGGTATTTGTCAGAATGTAACTTATCCCCGTATGGAAAAAGTTATCAATGGTTATATTGATAATAAAGGAAATAAGGTAGAGGGTTTGGGAGGAAATTTAAAATATTTAAAGACTTCTTTTTTGGATATTAATTAAATATAGATAAAAAATATAAATTTCGTTTGCATTCTTTAATAGTAACTAATACAATTAACAGACACTTAAAATAGAAGGGAATAGATACAGTGAAAAAGATTGACAATTGGTTTAAAGAAGCAGAGGAAAGATACTCCAAAATGAACTCCGAAGAAAAAAGAGAGATCAGAAAGCTTTATCAGTTTGTGGTTTTTGTCAGTATGATAGAAAATATGAGCAGTTAAAACTAAATAAAAATATTTAAGGAGGTAGCCTTTTGTGGCTATCTCTTTTTTTATTTAAAATCAAATATAAATAAATACTTTAAAATAAATTTAATACATTACTTGAATTATTTACCAATTTCAAGTATAATAATAACAGAAAGGCATTAAAGTATTTATTTTTTTAATTTAATTACTAATAATAATTTAAAACTTGTTTCAAATAAAATTATAAAGGGGTTGGTTAGTTTGATTATTCAAATTGGAGGAACAAAGGAAAGTAACCATTATTATTTCGTAAATCTTTTAGAGGAAAAGCTAAGGGAAAAGACAGATAAAAAAATTAAAAGTTATTCATATAATACTGCTGCAAGAGATATTGCAGAGATTATGTTCAATCAGGATAATCCTGATAGGGATAAACTTGTACTTTTTAGAGAATTTGTAATGAGACATTTTGACAAAGATTATTTTGTAAGAGACTTAGAGGAGCAGATAAATGCTTTTGATAACCACGATATTCACATTGTATCAGATTTATTATTTTTTAGAGAATCCGAATACTTTGCAGACAAATACAAAACAATCAATATTAAGGTTGAGCAGAAAACATTAGACGAAATAAATCCTGAAGAATTGGAAAGAGAGGCTAAAAACGCTAATATCAACTTTGATTATGTAGCACCAATTATTTCAGACGCTTTGGGATTAACAGAGCAGTTGGCAGAAAATATTGCAGACAGAGTTATCGAAAGCCTTTAGTAAATATTAATTTAAAACATCTTTCATTTTTGCTAAAAATTTAAGGAGGTTGATCAGTTTGGAAGAACAAAAATTTGTAGCCCTCCACAACCATACTGCTAAGGGTTCGCTCTTAGATAGTATGGTTCGTGTTGAGGAGTTAACCAAAAAGGCAAAAGAGCTTGGTATGAAGTCTGTCGCAATTTCTGACCACGGAACACTTCATTCAATGGTTGATTTTTATAAGTCTGCACTTAATGAAGGTATAAAACCTATTTTTGCAGTTGAAATGTATATGGTTGAGGATATAAAAGTTAAAGATAAAAACGAGAAAAAAAGACACTTATTATTAATAGCAAAAAACGAAAAGGGTTTTAAGAATTTATTTAAGTTAATTACTATTGGCAATGAACACTTTTACAAAAAACCTCAAATAGACTTTGAAACCCTATTAAAATATAAAGAAGGATTAATTGTAGGAAGTGCCTGTATTGGTGGAAAAATTCCACAGCTTGCTTTAAAGAAAGATTTTCAGAATATGATGAATGAAATAATTAAATATAAAAAAGCTTTTGGTGAAGATTTTTACCTTGAAATAATGGCAAATAAGCTAAAAGAGCAGTTATATGTAAATAAGGTATTGGTTAAAGCTTCAGAAAAAACAGGGGTAAAATTAATAGCAACAAACGATATTCACTATTTAAATAAAGAGGACTTTGAAACACACGATATAATGCTTGCAATACAGACAAAAGCAAAACTAACAGACGAAAACAGATTTAGATTTGAAGCAAACGAGTTTTACCTAAAAGATTATGAAGAAATGAAAGCTGATTTATTTAATGGAGATAAAAGTTATGACAAATACGCTGAAAAAGCACTTAAAAATACTATTGAAGTAGCTGATAAAGTAGAGGAATTTGAATTGAAATTAGGAGAAACAAACTTTCCCGATTATTTAGACTTACCTGATAAATATACTCCTGACGAATACTTAACAGGAATAGCAAACCACAGATTAAAGGGTTTGGCTAAAAATAAGAATATAAACTATAAGGAATATAAAGAAAGATTGGATTATGAATTGGATATTATCACAGCTAAAGGTTTTTCAACTTACTTTTTAGTTATTGCAGATATTGTAGGTTGGGGAAAGAAAAATGATTTACTTTTCGGATACGGTCGTGGGAGTGCGGGAAGTAGTTTGGTTTCATATTTACTTGGAATAATTGAAATAGATCCAATTGAATATGATTTGGTATTTAGTAGATTTTTAAATAAAGAAAGAGATTCTTTACCTGACATCGATATCGACATAAGTAATCAAGCACGGGAAGAAGTTATTGAATATATAAAGAATAAATATGGTAAAGATTATGTAGCTCAAATCTGTACTTTTGGGACAATGAGTACAAAAGCAGTTTTAAAAGATGTGGGAAGAACACTTGGCATAGATTTTATGGAGTTAAATAAAGGAATAGTTCCCTGTATTAAAGACGAGGCAGGCAGTTTATCTGAAGCATTAGAAATGAGCAGTAAACTTAGAGGTTATCAAAAGAAATATCCCAAACTCTTTGAACACGCTTTAAAATTAGAAGGTTTGCCACGACATTTGTCAAAACACGCAGGAGCAGTTGTTGTATCACCAAAAAAAATTACAGATATAGTACCAATGTCCAATACTAAAGGAGATATGGTTACTCAAACTGAAATGCATGATAGTGAAGAGTTGGGATTATTAAAGATTGACCTTTTAGGACTTAAAACATTGGATTTAGTAAAAAGAACAATTGACTTTATCGGGGAAAGAAAAGACTATGATAAATTGGATAAAAAAATATCAACTAAGGGGTTAAAGAATTTAAGATTAGACGATCCAAAGGTATATAAATATATTTATGAAGAGGGAGACACAAGTGGAGTATTTCAGGTGGAGTCGAAACTTTTTAGAGGACTGCTTGAAAAAATGAAACCTGATGACTTTGAACACATTATAGCAATACTTGCACTTGGAAGACCTTCTATCTTGCAGGCTGATTTAGATAAAACATTTATTAAAAGAATGCACGGAGAAGAAGAAGTAGAATATCCACACGAAGACTTAAAACCAATTTTAGAAAATACTTTTGGAATTATGCTTTATCAGGAACAGGTTTTAAAGGTTGCTCAAAAAATTGCAGGGTTTAGTTTAGGTCGTGCTGATATACTTCGGAGAGCAATGGGAAAAAAGAAACCCGAAGTAATGGAAAAAATGAAAAAAGAGTTTATTGAAGGTTCTTTAGAAAATGGTTATACAAAAGAAAAGGCAGAAGAAATCTTTGAGTTAATAGAATACTTTGCAGGTTATGGATTTAATAGGTGTTTAAGTGGAGATACTCTATTAGAAAAATCAAATAATGAAAAGTTATCAGTTAAAAATTTATACGATACCTGGCACGAAAAACAAAAAATAAATTTATTAAGCTTATCAAGTGATGGAAGAATAAGACCACGAAAAGTTAAAAATGTATTTAAAACAGGCAAGAAGAAATTATATAAAATCACATTAGAAAACGGTCAGACAATCAAATCAAGTAAAGATCATAAATTTATGACTTCAAATAAAGAATGGAAAAGGTTATATCAGCTATCAGCAGGAGAAGAGCTTTTAGTTAAGGGAGATTATGAAGAAGAAAGTTATCCTATCATTCCAACTAAAATAATCAGCATTGAATATATTGGAGAAGAAATGACCTATGATATTGAAATGTACAGCGATAGTGAAAACGGACATAATTATATTGCAAACGATATTATAACCCACAATTCGCATTCGGCAGCTTATGCCAAACTATCATATACAACAGCCTATCTAAAATATTACTTTCCAACAGAATTTTACGCTTCCTTATTAACAATGGAATCAGATAAAACTCCTAAAGACAGCAATATCTCAAAGTATATGTCAGAGTGTTTTCAGAAAGAAATTAATATTAAACCTCCACACATCAATAAAAGTATTGAAGACTTTAATGTAGTTGACGGTGAAATAAGGTTTGGACTTAGAAATATAAGTGGAGTTGGTCAAAAGGCTTTAGAGGATATTTTAGAAAAAAGACCATTTGTAGATTTTTTAGACTTCTTTGAAAGAGTTGACCACAGGTTAGTTAATAAGACAGTAGTTGAAGCTTTAATTAAATCAGGTTCATTTGATTTTATCAACGAAAATAGAAATGAGTTATTATTTAAATATCAGGAATTAAGAAAAAATAATAAGGTTAGACAGTATTTACTTCCACAGTTTAATTATGCAGATCAAAAAGAAATACAGGTTTATGAAAAAGAAACACTTTCTTATTCAATTACCTTTCCTTCAAAATGGGAAAAAGCTCAAATAGGAGAACACATTTATTATGAAGGAACAATTGAAGATGTATATATTCATAAAACTAAAAATAATAATGAGATGGCATTTTTCACACTTGATTTTAAATCGGGGAAAGTAAAAGTTATTTCTTTTCCACAAAATTATTATAAAAATATAGAACAAATTAAAAACGGAAACTTTATTAAGTTAGTTGGAGAAAAATTGGATAACGAATCACTAAGTCTGAAAGGAGTTGATGAAGCCAATGGGGAATGATTTTAAAATTAACTTTTATGACGATATAAAATTTGTAAGTTCAGAGCTTGAAGATATAAAAGCTGTTGCAGAAAAAATAAGAGTTTTTCACAAAGAATTAACAGCTTCGGGTATAGATCCCGATTTAGCATATGATTTAACCTATCAGTTAGCCAAAAAGTTAATGGATAGCATAGCATAGAGAAAACTTTTGCTCTTATGAGCCTTTGGTCAAATGGTAAAAAAAGTAAGGTGTCGTATAATAATCATTATTAGACATAAATAATTAAGTTTTCACTTTAAAACTTTATAAATCAAAGAAAAAGGGAGTATAACCAAGCGAGGTTGCTCCCTTTTTAGTTTATTTTATAATAATACATTATAATACCCAAAAAAGTCTAATCAATTCTAAGGGCATTTAAAGCTGTTTAAAGGGGTATAAAGACAGAATAGGACTATTTTACCCTTATTTTTAAAGCATTATTTTAAATTTTAATATAATAATTAATATTATTTAAAGTATTGTTTGAATAAAAACGGAATTTACGGGTATAATAATAATAGAAAGACCAATTAATGTATTATTATACAATTATTTCTAATTATACATTAAAGTTAATTAAATATATTTTTATAAGGAGTGAATTTAAAATGCAATTATTAAAAGGTTTATTTAATATTTCAATTCAGGCGGGTTTATTTACAGGGTTGGTTATGAGTATAGATAGAACAGATTGGAGATATACTTTCTTTTTTTCTCTTTTATTAATTATTTGGACTTTAACACTTAAAGACCTTAGAGAACAGAATGAAAGAAATAGATTTATCAAAGAGCTGCAAGAAGGTGATCAAAGTGAACAAGATTAAAGAACTTAGAAAAAAAGAGTTGAAAAAAGTTTTAATCGACAATGATTATAAAAACATTAATGGAGTTTGGAATTTATATAAAGACCTTGTATATTCAATAGCTTATACCTATGCAAGCACAAGAAAAGTTGATGTCAATGATGTAAAGCAAAATTCATATCTTTGTTGGCTTGAATTAACCAAAAGTTTTAAGGGTAAAAAAATGAATGGAGACAGCCTTGAAGGAAATTATGTTTCCTACATTAATAAGTATCTACCTAAAAGATTAAATAACTATTGGAAAGACTATTCCCTTTTTAACGACTACAATATTTTTGAGTTAGACAGATTTGACGAATTTGAATTTCTTTCCCCTGATTTAATCCAAGAGGATATTGAAGATAACACACTTTCAACAGTTATAGGAAATAACATTGATATGTTTACTCCAAAAGAAAAAGAACTTTATTTTCTTTTAAAAGAGGGATATATCGCAACAGATATAGCTGATATGTTGGAAGTTTCAGACGCAACTATTAGTGAACACAGAAAAAATATTCAGGGAAAAATAAGAGAGTTAGTTGGAGAAGGTGTTTTAAATGGAAATTAATTTAAACGAGCTATCCAACATTAAAGGTATTGGTAAAAAAACAATTCAGAGAGTTAGAGAATATAAGCTAAAAAAAAAGGGTTATATAAGCAAATATAACCCTGATTTAAAACTTGATTTAAATTCGATAAATAATGGTGATTGTTTGGAATTAATGAACGGTATTCCTGATAAGAGTATAGATATGATACTTGCAGATTTACCTTATGGAACAACAGCTTGTTCTTGGGATAGTGTTATTAATTTAGATAAATTGTGGTTGCAGTACGAAAGAGTTATAAAGGATAACGGAGCAATAGTTTTGACAGCAAAACAACCTTTTACAACTGAATTGATTAACAGTAATAAAAATTTATTTAGGTACACTTGGGTTTGGGATAAAGTTATCTCCCCCAACTTTATGAACGCAAAAAAAATGCACTTAAATGGTTTTGAAGAAATATTAGTTTTTTATAAAGAGCTACCAACATATAATCCTCAAATGGAAGAAGGAAAACCATTTATAGACAAAAGAAGTGGAAAAGGCAGATTAAAACACAATATGTATGGAGATAAACCCAATTATAAAGAGCAAATAAATACAGGAGAAAGATATCCACGAGGAATAATTAAGTTTTCAGCAAGAAATAATAACCCTATCCACCCAACTCAAAAACCAATTGCTTTATTTGAATATCTTATAAAAACTTATACTAATAAAGGAGATACTATTCTTGATAATGTTTCAGGTAGCGGAACAACAGCAATTGCTTCAATCAATACTGATAGAAATTATATCTGTATTGAAAAAGAAAAAAAATATTATGATTTATCTATTAAGAGAGTTGAAGGGGTGAAGGTAAATGGATAAAGAAAGAAGTGTTTATATTTTTGAAGATATTACGGAAGAGTTATCTGAAAAAATTATTAAGAAGTTAATAAAATTAGAAAATGAAAATGAAGAAAATGATATTAACCTTTATATCTCCTCTTTTGGAGGCTCTATAATATCTACTTTTGCAATATATGATTTTATTCAAAATATGAAATGTAAAGTTAATACTATTGCTATTGGAAAAGCAATGTCAGGAGCCTCCGTTCTTTTAATGGGTGGTACAGGGAAAAGATTAATATATCCAAACACAAGGATTATGATCCACGAGGTAAGTGCGGGTTATGGAAGCGAAAAAATTACAGATATTAATATAAAACATAAAGAAAGTATGTTTATAAATGACACATTAATTAACTTATATAGTAAACATACAAAAAAAACTAAGGAAGAAGTTAAAAAAGAGCTTAAAAGAAATAGATATATGTCTGCCAAAGAAGCTGTGGAATATGGTTTGGCTGACGAAATTTTATAGCTCATAAAAATAATTTAGAAAAAAATAAAGTTTTTTCCAAAATAACCCTAAAAAAAATGCCTATTTCGTTGTTATATCTTTTAGAGTTGATAATTGATATACCGAATAGGCTTTAATTTAGTCTAAAAAAGTATTAAAGGGGTGTATGGGAATGGGTAAGAAAAAACAAATGACTTCAAGAACAGAGTTTTTTGAACAGCAGGTAAGAGAAAGCGGTTATAAGAAGGAAGAAGTTAATTCGGTTTATTATGCAGATGATACAATTTATAATAAAGATATTTACGGAGCTTCAAATAGATTTGTAATGATGACAAGAAAATAAAATTTGTGTGGGGTGCAAATCTCCACACTTTCTTTTGTAGTAAACTTTCAGAATATTCTGAAAAGAGGTAATGATAAATGTACGAGGACAAGGGTAGGGTTGCAGAGTTAGAATTTGCTAAAGAATGTATAAAAAGAGATATGGTTGTATCGAGACCTATTGTTGGTGCTGAAAAATATGATTATATTCTTGATAACAGAAAAAAATTACTTCGGATACAGGTTAAATCAACAAAAAACTTTTCAGAAAAAAATTCACGCTTTAAAGTTAATGTTGCTTACGGAAACAGTATTAAGAAAATATACACTAAAAAAGATATAGACTTTTTTGCTGTATATATTGAAGAATATGATATTTGGTATTTTATACCCGTTGAAGAAGTCGGGGTTAAAACATTAAATTTATACCCTCACAGAAAGTCAGAGGGTACTTTTGAAACTTATAAAAATAATTGGTCATTGATAAGTTAGGTGGTGGTTTTATTTGGCTATGTCAGCTTGGAAGTTTAAAGAGTATGAAAAAGATATTATGAGTGATGAACTTGTAAAGGAAGCTCTTCATATTTTAGAAAAAAAATACGATAAAATGTCGAATTGGATTAAAGAAAATAAGAGTATTGATAGCTGTCCTAAATGTGATAGTAAAAATCTTGAATATAAACATAACGGAATAGTTTGTAATGACTGTAATCATAAAGTTGAAATTAAAGTACCATATCCTGCTAAAGGTGGAGTTTGTGCAAGTAGAAAGTTAGAAAGTATTATTAAAGAATTATTCTCTTCTAAAATGAATAAGCAGATAGAAAACGAAAAACCACCAACTGAAATGATTAATAACTTACCATTTGATATTAATAGTTTTGATACGGGCGAATATACAAAAGAGCAGGCTAACTATCTAAAAAATAGATACAGTACGCTTATTGAACAAAACAATATAACAAATGAAGTTGATAAATTCTATGTTCGTTCATTGGTAGTTAGAGAATTAAAGCTATTTACATTGGAAAGACAAATTGCTATTGGAGAAGAAGTAGAGAGTGTTGATTTAAAAAGAGAATATAAAATTTATGATGATCTTGCTTCTAAACTAAAAGCTAATAAAGCTTCAAGAGGAGATAATGATGAAGAAAGTTTCTTTGCAGATATGGAAAAGGTTATAGAGGGTGAAGAAATAGAAGAAATGATTAAAAAATATTATAACAATAGTGAACGAGAAGAATATCTCAAAAAATCAAAAAAGAGAAGAGAAGAAGCAGGAAATCCTTATTAGGTTGGTTGGTGATTAAATGGATAATAAGACGAGAAAGAAAATTCTTAAAGTTATTGAGGTTGCAAGATACATTCCCGTTATCGGGGCAGAAAAGTTATTAAAGATTAAACTTCCATATCACCAACAGGATATGTTGGACAGGATGTGGAAAAAGAAATTCCCTATTTTCCTTTGTTCAAGACGGACAGGGAAAACTTTTGTAATGTCTATTGGTTCTGTTATGAAAGCTGCACTATATCCACAGATAAAAATTGGTATAGTTGCTCCCGTATTTAGACAGTCAAAAACAGTATTTATGGAGATAGTTGATTTAATTAAAAGGTCTCCTTTTTTGCAGGCACAAATGAGTGGAGAACCGACACGGGGTTCAAGTGAATGGAGAATAGAATTTAAAAACGGCAGTTCTATTTCAGCACTTCCACTATCAGATAATATTCGCTCTAAAGGTTTTAATGTGATAATTGTTGACGAATACGGTTATGGAGATAATATTGACCAAATGATGAAAAGAATTATTGAGCCTATGATTTTTACAAAGCGTTCAGCTAAATTAGATACAGAGCCACACCCAACAGATATTGGAAACCAAATAATAATAGCTTCAACAGCAACTTTTAAATTTAATGATTATTATAAAAAGATAAAAGAATATGAACAAAAAATAAAAGAGGGGAAAACTCAATATGACATTATTTCCTATGACTATAGAGATGGACTTGACGCAGGAATATTTGAAGAAGAACAGGTATTAGAAAAATTCGAAAATAGTGATAGTCTTACACAAAAAATGGAGTATTTAAATATATTCCCTGATGATGACGGTTCTTTTATTCCTTATAGATTAATTCAAAAATATGCTATTGATACTGAAGAAGTAGAAAACGAAAAAGGAGAAATAGTACCGAGTACACAGATAGAGTTTAAACAGCCTTTAGATAAAAAAGGAAACCCCAAATATGAATATGTACTAACTTTTGACGATGCAGATGTTGGAGATAACTTTGCTATTTCATTAATCAGGTTAGAAGGCAATATTAAAAAGATAGTTAGAATTGTTGCTATGAACAATAAACCAATACAGGAAAAGACAAAAGTTATTAGAGAACTTCTTAAAAACTTTAATATTGTTCGTATTTTTTGTGATCAGAGGCATAAAAATATTAAAGATAATCTTGCTAAACCATATAGATATGAAGACGGAATAAGAGGGAAAATTATTCTTGATAGAAATGATAAAGAGCAAGAAAAGTATGTTAAACAAAAGTTCCCGACTGAAGAAATAGAAAAACTTATTGTAGTTCATAACTTTTCAGGACCCACTAATGAAACAAGAGCCAGGCACTTACTTGGAGAATTAGAAAACGGAAGAGTTAAATTCCCTGCACCAATTGGAGCTGAAACAAAAAAGGAAGAAGACGCTATTACAGAGCTGAAGAAAACTTGGAATGAAATAACAAGTATTCAACCTACAATTAATGGAAAGTATATAAAGTTTGATACACCAAGCAGGTCGCAGAAAAAAGATAGGTGGACAGTTACGGAGTTGGGAGTATATATGAGTGATCAGTATTTAAAAGAAAAAACAACAAGTAATAGTGATACTGAAGTATATATGGGTGGTTGGAATAAGAAATAAGGGAGGTGTTAGTTATTGGTAGAAAAAAATAAAGAAAACAAAGAACAAAAGGTAAGTATGGGTTCTTTTAATCATTTTGGTTTTGATATGAGTGATTATGAGCAACCTTCTTTACAGTCATTTTTAAAACCAAAGTCAAGAGAACGAATAATTGACAAGGCAAAGGAGTATGTTTGGAGCAACGGTTTATTATTTAGAATTATAAAATTAAAGGTTGATTTTGCTTCAGCAGGAGTTGAACCAATACACGAAGATCCTAAAATAGAAAAATTCTATAAGGACATATACGAAGAGATTAATATTAATGAATTTGTTAAAAATGCTGTATATGAACACGAGATAGTTGGAGAATGGTATCCCTATTATAATTTTGAAGACGGAAAACCAACTAACCTATCCCTTGTTGATCCTAAACTTATTGAAGTTGAAACTGTTTTTAATAACGACTTAATTTTTATGAGACCACCAAAGGGAATACAGAGAATGCTTAGTAATTACTCAAAATTAGACGCAAAACAGCAGGAACAAGTCAAAAAAAGAATACCAAAGAAATTCTTAAAAGATTGGAAAAATAACAATGCAGTTTTATTAGAGGGTGCAAAAAGATATACCAACTTAAAATCAAGTTATGAAAAATATGCACATTCACCAATAGAACCAATATTTAACGACTTGGAGATATACAGAACAATGCAGCAGGCTGATTTTGCAACAGCGAAAAAACTAAAGCAGTTATTACTTCACATTAAAATAGGAAGTAAAGATTATAATAATGGAAATGCAGTTGATAAAAAGTTAATTGACGCTGTAATGGAAATGTTTAATAATCCCTCAAAAAATATGGAAGTTTTTACTCAATATTTTGTTGACGCTGAATATATTATACCTGATATGGATATATTTGATAGTAAAAAATACGAAGCTGTTATTCAAAGCATAGTTAATTGGTCAGGCGTTAATGTAATGGTAGAACAGGGTGGAAGTTATTCGCAAGGGTATATAAAGATTAAAGGACTTAAACAGTCAGTTGAAAATGCAAGAGATACAGTTAGAAGTGCTTTAAATGATTTAAATAGAAAAATTGCAGAGGAAAATGACCTTAAATATTATGGAAAACTAAAACTTCCAACTATTAAATTTAATAATAATGCACTTAAAGACGATAAAGAAATCAGAAATATCACTACATTATTATACAAGCACGGTTTATTAAGTGGAGAAGACACAATGAAAACATTTGATTATAACTTTGAAAGACAGATGAAGAAAAAAGAGAGTGAACAAAAATATGATGATCTAATTAAAATACCATTTGAACCAAGTCAGGGTTTACTTGCTGACAATGATAATAGTACAGATAATAAAAATCCTAAAAATGCAGAACAGCCACGAGCAAACTAAAGGGGGTGATATATTTTGAAGAACACAAATATTAAAGTAACTGATATTAAAATCAGTAAGGCTTCTAAAAAAGCAACTCACGATAAAATGTATATTACATTTATTTTACTTCATACACTCCCCCGCATTAACGGTAACGGAGAAGCTTTTCATATAGAGGAAACCAAGAAAGCTGCCAAAACTGTTGAAGAAGGTTTTTTGAATATAAAACACATACAGGGGTTTAATGTTGGTTCTGTATTAGAAGCAGAATATAAAGAAGACGAACAGGGAACAGGCTATATAGAATGTGTTGGTGTGTTGTGGAAGTCAAGTTTAAAAGAATTTGATATCAATGTACAGGATATTCTTGACGGTAAGTTTGGTGTTTCTATGGAGGTAAGTTATACAGATTATTACTATCTATTAGATGAAGAAAGAGTAGAAAGACCACAGGGTGAAGATTATCTGAAAGACTATATTGGCGGAATGTATGAAGGAAAAAGAGTTGTTAGAGTTATTAAACCGATAGAATTTCGGGGTGGAGCAATAACAGATACTCCTGCTGATACGGGAGCTGTAATAAAGAAAGCTATTGCTCAACTTAATAATAAAGGAGGAAAACAAATGTTTAAAGAGTTACAATTTGAAACTGAAAAAGAGTACAATCAGTTTTTAGAAGAACAAAGAAAAGGATTTGTTAGTGTTGCAGAGGTGCTAAGTTCACTTCCTGAAGATATGGAAATTGAGAGTTTAGCTGAATTAAACGAAAAAGTTAATGAAATTAGAGAAGACTTAAAAGTATCTAAAGCAGAATTTGTTGAATACAAAAAAGAAGTTCTTTTTAAAGAAAGAAAAGAAGCACTTGCTGAATTAGATATCGAAGTTGAAGACGAAGCAAAAGAAGAAATTGTTAGTATGTCAGAACTTGCTTTTGACTTAATCGTAAAAAGCAACAAATCAAAAGTAGAAAAACTTAAAGAATCTAAAGCTTCTTTGGAAACTAAAAAAGAAGAAAAATTAGATCTTTCCGTTCAGATTGAAGATGAAGGTACAGAATTAAGTGTTGAAGAAATTATTGACGCACTTTAATTCATTGGTTTAAATTTTAAAAAAATAATAAGGAGTTGAAATTTTAATGAAAAGTAAAACTACAGTTTTTGAGTTTGGTTTTAATTTAATTGGAGCGAGAGTTAGTCTTGAAGGTGAAGACTTAGTTGGTGTTTTTAAAGCCCCTGCTGATATGCCTACACCTACTCTTTCAGGAACACCTGTTAACATTAGTGAAGTTAATGAAGGAGAAGTTGAAATTAGTGCAGACGGTGCAAAGCCTGAATTTTTACTGTTTTCAAAGGTTGCCGAGAGAGCAGATAATACCTTCTTTTATGAAGGAATTAAAGTTGAAGATACAGTAGAGCCTGGCAACCCTGTAACTATTGTTCCTTTCAAATCAGGTGCTATTGTTAATACAGCATTACTTGCTGAAGGTTATACACCTGCTGTTGGGGATAACTTATACTTTGCAGGCGGAAAATTTACTGCAACTGATCCAACAGGAGATGCAAGTGGAGTTGTTGTTGGTGTAGTCAAGCAAGTTGTTAATGGTAGAGCAAGAGTTCTGCTTAAGTAAAATATTCAGAATATTAATAATTTTCAAATATTATAAGGAGGAATTAATGTGAAAAGATTAGATACTTTACTGCCACAAAACAAAGAAAGAATTGTTTCAAGGGCAGAAAAAAGAAAAGAAGAACAAGGAAAAGTGAGTAAGGCTGAAAAGAAAAAAATTATCACAAGTTTAGCTTCAAACAAAAAAATTCAAACAGCTTATGCTGCAAAAGTTGCAAATAAAACTTCCGTAGGTATTGAAGGACAGTTGGTTTTTACTGACTTTTTCAATATGGGAACAATCGGATTAGACGAGCCACTTATTTATACTTTAGACGAGCCTGTTGAAGAAGCAGTTATTAATGAAATCTCAACTCACGGTGGAAACCCAAGAGAGACTGTAATTAATAACACAGACTATGTTCAGGTATCACCTTATGAAATCTCTTCCCCAACACGCTCAATGTCCAAGTTTTCATTGAGACAGGGAGATATTTCTACTGAAGAAAAAATGCTTCGTGGAATTGAGAAAGGTTTGGCAAAAAGATTAGATAAAGACGCTAAAGCAATTCTTGAAGCAGGAATTACAAATAACCTTGCAGGTATTAAAGGTATTAATGTAGATCCTGATGTATATGACTTCCCTGCAAGTAATGTCTTAGACTTTACTGCTGAAGGAAAAGTTACTCTGAATGTATTAAAAGGTATTGCTGCATATATGAGTGTTTTAGGTAAGAAAATCAGAAATGTATATATTCCTGCAACACGCAGAACTGATGTTTGGGACTTCTTATCTCTTCCTGCGGGATACAGTGATGGTAGTGGTGTTACTGCTGATAGTGTAGTTCCACAATCATTACACGAACAAGTAATCAGAACAGGTACTCTTTCCAATGTATTTGGTTATAATATGAACCTTATTCCTGTAAACACTCTTAATGGAGACCCTGCTAACGGAGAAGTAGCTCTTTGGGTATCAACTACTGAAGCAGCAGGAGAATACAGAGAAATTCCAAAAGTAACTGATACATTCGTAGAAGAAGACAAGAAAAGATTATACTACACATTAAACAAAGGGGTAGCAATGTTCCAAACTCCTAATCAGAGACTTAACTATGCAAAAGTAATTATCGGTTAATAATTAAAGGGGTATTTATTATTTATACCCCTTTCTTTTTTAAAAAACATTAACAAGGGGGAAGGAAAGGAATATGAAGGTAAAATTATTTGAAAGAACAGCAACTCCACATATAGGTGGTCAGGCACTTGGTTATAAGAAAGAAGTTTTAATTTCAAATGAAGAGGCTTTGAAATTTTATTTAAAAAAGGGTTTGGATATCAGAATTAAAAAAGGAGATAAATACATTACAGCAGACGAATATTACAGTCAAGAAGAAAAAGTAGAAGCTGTTGTTAATGAAGGGCCAAAAGAAGAAAAAACAAAAAAAGTTTCAAGTGAAATTAATACTACAGTTGATTTTGAAGAATTGTTTAATAAACATTGGAAAACCCAAATAAAAGAAGTTGAAAAAATAGAAAGTAAAACAATCCTTAAAAAAGCGTTAGAGTATGCAGAAAATATTGAAGCTTCCGATTCTGTTTTAGAGGCAATTAAAAAACAATTACAGGTTATTGATAGTTAGGGGGTGGAATAAATGACTAATATTAAGGAAGAAATGTTGCCAAAATTGAGACGATTAATAGGAGATACTGAAGAACCTTATGCTTATACAGATACATTATTAATTGAGTATATAGAAGACAGTTTTGACGGTCTATATCTTGATTGGCAGCACGATTATGTTGTAGATAGAAGCCTTCACGGTGTTAATCCTGAAGTTATTCCACCACACCAAATACTATTTGTTATGAAGGCAAAATTAGACATAATAGAAAGGCAGTCTGATAATTCATTCAGAGCAGGCTCCGTTTATATCACCAAAAAACACGATAATGAAGATAGACTTCGTGATGATTTGGAAAAAATAATAAACAATATACTTGCAAGAGAATGTATTGGAAGAAGCCAAACAGAATTTGATGACTTCAAAAATTATGCTTATAAGGATTGGGGGATCAAAAAATGGATAATGAACGATATATATTAGAGAAGGTTTCTAACTTAGAGGGCAGTATTTCAGCAATTTTATTTGAACATTTTTCAAATATGAAAGTTATTAAAAAAGATATGACCAATGCTTTAGATATTTTAGATACTATTCAAAAAGAAAAAACCCAAGAAAAAAAGTTGTTAAGAAAGAAGATTTTAGACAACTACAATGATTTAATCCGAGAAAATCTTATTCTCTTAGAAGAGATAGTAGATTTTTTGGAAAAATAAAAAGGAGTGAGAAATAATGGCAAGAACATTTTCAGATGTTTATGATGGTTCGGAAATAAGCGTCTCTATTGGTAGATACGAAGAGGGAGTTTGGAATTACTACCCTATCGAATATCGTAGAGACTTTAATAATGACAACCCTGATAATACAAGAAATGTCTATGACAAGTTAAAATTAAAGGGTAAAAAGTTAATCAGAACAGAAAAAACTTTATCAATTGCACAGGAGTTCCGTGGATATGGTAGAGGCTTGGACTTATTTACAGAAGAAGACGGATTAATTGTTAAAGAAGAAATTCTTCCTAATGATGGTTCTATTCCTGATGTTCCTGTAAGATACTACACCAATTGGTGTACTATTCCATTACAGGTTGACGGAATACCTGATGTTGGGGAATTTAATGCAACATTAGAGGGTTCTTATGATGATGTAGTTACTGAAGAGCCTTTAGACAATAACTTTTAATTTAAAAGTGGGATAGTTGATATTATCCCACTTTTTTACAATTTTACTATTTTTAATTTAAGTAAAAGGGGTGAATAATTTTGGCAAAATTAAATATACAGTTAGAGGGCGTTTTAAACTTTGTTCCCGCTGATATAAACGGTGATTATTTTAACAATAAAGCAAAAAGAAAGATAGTTATTTGGAATCAGGGTATGGAACCCGTTGATGTTACTGTTGTTGCTCAAAAAGAGTGTCAATTAGGACATTTACACGATAGAACATTTACTGTTGGGGCAGACGAGAGTTTTCTTATTCCTGAATTAAATGATCAGTTTTATGTTGACGAAGAAGGAAACACATATTTAGAGTACACAACTGCGGGAGATATTTCTCTTATTGGTGTGGCAGTTGTTGACGCATAGAGGTAGGTGATAGCTTTGGCAAGGTCAGAAGTTTTATCGGGATATAATGGTGAAGCTTATTTGTCTTTTTTAACAGAAAAGGTTGATAATTATACCTTCACAAATAGTGAAACATTTACAATTGACAACTTAAATAATCCGTTATTTTTTCCAAAAATAAAAATAACTGCTTTAGCTGATAATGTAAATATTCAAAGTATTACAAATGAAGACTTATTAATTACTATTCAGGAAACACTTAATAGTGGTGATATTTTAGTTTTAGATTTTAACCCAAATAAGCAGAGATATACTCTCAATGATAATAACATTGTGGATATTATTATTATGAATAGTTTATTGCTAATTAAAAAAGATAAAGTTAATACATTTAGTATTGAGGCAGTTGGAGATTATGAAGTTGAAATCACATATCCCATATATGAAACTCAAAAGAGATTAGCTTATGTAGAGGGTTTAGACCTTAGTTATTCGTTGAGTTTTGATAAAAGAAGAGAATATATATCAAATCAAATAATTGGTTCTGATATAACAAATAGAGAATACAGTTTTGGTATTACAAAGTTTTCTATTAATCAGAGTATTTTGGATAATATTTTACTTGGAAAAGAGTTTAAATTTCACTATCAAATTAATAATGAAGTCGTTGGAGAAGAAATAAATCATTATCTTACAGGGTGCAAGTTTAATAAATATAATTACAGTTATTCTTCCCCTGACGATATTATTGCAAGTCAGATAGACGGTTTTGCAGAAAATTTAATTAAAAAATAAGGAGTGGTTAGTGTGGCAAAGGTAAATATTTGGGAAGAATTAGAAGGCGTAAAGGAAAACTTAAAGGGCGAAGTAAAGGTACAACTTGGTGAAAAAACTTTTGTGTTTGAAGTAAAAATGATTGAACACGATAGAATACAAGAAATCAACGAAGAGTATGAAAGCGATAAATATCCAAAACCTAAAATTGAAGTACCAACAAGTGATGGAGGAACAAGAGACTTAAAAGTTCCTACTGATATTCAAAAATACAAGCGTTTCAATACCCACCCAAAAGCTAAAGAGTGGAAGAAAAACATTGAGAAAGAAAAAGATTATCGTGTAGCTTATGAAGTTTTAACTGACGAATATAAGCCTGCTGATAACCCAAAAGACGGAATTAAACTTTTAAAAGAAAGATTAAGATACCTTGATATTCAAAGAATTGTTTCTAAAGGATTAGAGCTTGGTGGATTTGGGGAGCAATTGGGAAAGCAAGAAGACGCCTCCTAAGTAATGACAACCCAACAGAAAAGATAGAAAAAGGGGTATCTTTAAGATATCAGGTTTTATGTGTTTGGGAGAAGTACGGATATACGGAAAGTGATTGGGAAAATACTTCAAAGTCAACAAAGATGGATCTTATTGCAAAATTAATGTTGGATAATGAAAGAGAAAAAAGAATAAGCGATAGTATGAAAGACGGAGATTAATGTTTTTCATACTATCTTTTTAAAAAAAAAGGGGTGATAAAATGAATTTTCTTACAGAGTTAGAAAAAAAGCATATTATTCAAAACTCAAATAGAGTATTAAAACAAATAAAACTCCCTATAAGATATGAACAAAGTAATTTTCAATCCTCCTTTGATAGCAGTAAAGACGCTAATTATTCTGATTGGAAAGAATATTGGTGTACTATTGAAAAAATAACAAGATTAAAAACCAAAAAATATAAATTCGCTGAAGTTCAGGAAGGGGATATAATAATTTATTTTCCCTCTGATACAGATTTAAACTTAGAAGCACAAAAATATGAAATACAGTTTATGAATGATATTTACAAATCAGAATTTAAACCACAGCCGTATGACATTTTAGTAGATAGAGTTATTTCATATATGTTAGTTGGTGAATTAAATGATTAAATTTGATACCTCTGATATAGATAAACTAATACAAAAACTTGATAATGTAGATTCTAAAAGGGAAAGTTTAGAAAGTATTATTTCAAATACTATTTATATTGAAGCAGGGCTTTTAACTTTACTGAAAACAAATATTGGAAAAGAAGTTTACGGAACCAATACTTCAAATCCTGATAGTGTAGCAAGTGATCCTAAAGGAAGTCCTTCTCCGAATAAAATGTATCACAGGACAGGAGACCTTATGCGAGCTGCTAAGATTAAAAAGGTTAAAGGTAAAGTTGTATTATATATAGATAGTGATTTTCTAAAAAATAAACCACAGGCTAAATTATCAGTAGGAGAACAGTATAAGGATAACCTTACTTGGCTAAATGATAGGGGAAGAGAAACAGTTAGTTTTGGTGAAGCGGTAAATGCACACAATGGAGAAAGTTATGAGTTAAGAGTTGAAGAAGGGTTTACTTATCTTAACCCAACGAGTACACACAGCGAAAAACCAAGACCATTTATGAAAGCAACTTTTGACGATTTGCCAAAACAGTTAGAAAAAGTTAATAAAGATAAGTTATTGGATAGAATAGTTCGTGTTATTTTTGGAGTATAACCCCCCAAATAATCACAGAAAGGGGTATTAATTATGTATAAAAAAATAGATCCTGATAATTATTTAAATGATATTGAATTTAACTTAAAAGAGTTTATAGAACAAAATTTTGACGCTCATTATGTATTTGATATAGATAACAGCTATAAGGCAGTAGCCTCTGAACCATATAAACCCGTATTCTTCTTTCAGTTTGGAGATACTAATATTATCAGAGAAAATGTTATTACTGCTGACGATTATAAGAGAGCAGACTTTATATCTTTTGAGTATGTAGTATTTTTATTATTAAACGATAATTTTACAGATAATAATACAAAAAGAGAGTTAAATAAAATATCAAACCAATTTTTAAATACTTTTATTCAAAAACAACCTAAATTGTTAGAATATTTTGAAAGTATTAATTTAAGCTCACAGGGTAACGGAAACATAAAAAGTCCTAACGGTTTTCTTGTTAGTCAGCATAATTTAAACGGGATTATAAAAAAGGAAAGATAAATTATCAAATCGGGTACAAAGGGAGGGATGATTAATCTTAAACGAATAGAGGTGAAGGTTAAAAATGTCCAAAGAATATAAATTAAATATTGATATGCAAATGCAGGATAAATACAGCACAAGTATTGATAAATTAAAGAAAGATTTATTATCAGTTAGTCAGGCATTCGACAAAATAGAACAATCCTCTCAAAGTATGTCAGATAAAGTAAATACAGCTTTAGATAGTAAGGGCACCACTCAAAAATATACAGAGGGTATGGATAAAGCTAATAAATCAATAGAAGAAAACACTAAAAAGACAAAAAAAGCTAAAGAAGAAAATGAGAGTTTTGGAAAAACATTTAAGAAGACAATGGGTAATGCACTTTCTTCGGTTGCAACTTGGGGTGTTGCCACAACAGCTATTTACGGAACACAAAGGGCTATGCGTGAGCTTCACAGCGTAATGTTAGAAGTTGACCAAGAAATGATAGCTTTACGAAGAGTTATGGATAAAACAACAACTGATTTTCAAGAAATGCAAAAAACAGCTTCTACACTTGGTATTGATTATGCAACAAATATACAGGAGGTTGTACAATCAATGGTACAGTGGGGAAGACAAGGTAAAGAACAGATAGAGGTATTGCAGTTAACGGAAGCTGCACTACTTGCAACGAATGTAGCAGAAATGGAAGCAAAACAGAGCGTTGACCTTTTGACTGCTGCTGTATTACAGTTTAATCTTGAAGCTTCAGAGGCAACAGGAATTGTCGATAAACTTAATGAAGTTGCAAATAATTATGCAACAACTGCTGAAGACCTTGCTATGTCTATTAGAGAGTCAGGGGCAGCTGCAAATAATGCAGGTATTAGTATTGACGAATTAATTGGTATGACAACAGCACTTACTGCTTCAACAGCAAAAAGTGGAAATAGAATTGGTCGAGCTTTGCGGACCGTCTTTTCAAGAATGATGGGAGACGCTCAAGGAACAGGCGAAGCATTAGGAAAAGTTGAGGTTGCTTTAAATAGTGTTGGAATAGCAGTTAGAAAAGACGAAACCACTTATAGAAATTTAACTGATGTTATGACTGATTTAGCTTCAAGTTGGCACGATATGGATCAGGTTATGCAGGCTAATATTGCAAGAGCTATGGGTGGTAGAAGGAGATATTCTGATGTTATTTCATTAATTGAAAATTGGGATATGGCACTTGGAGCAACAACTTCTTCAATGAACTCTTTTAACTCAGCAGTAGAAGAGAACGAAACCTATATGGAAAGTATGCAGGCAAAGTGGCAACAGGTTAAGAATGAATTTCAAAATATCGCTGTAACCTTAGAAAGTGTTGGAGTTGGAGAATTTTCAAAAGATGTTGCAGAGTTTGCAGCAGGAGCTTTAAATAGTGTTAGTGATTTGATTGTTGGTATAGACAAATTAAAATGGGTATTAGCAGGACTTGGAACTGTCGGTGGGCTTTCTAAAATAACAAAAATGTTTTCTTCACTAAATTCAACAACTCAATTATCACAAGGAGCTATGGGACTTAATTCTCTTAGTATGGGTGTAGAAAACATAAGTAAACTTGCAAAAATTCAGGGAAAATTAAGTACAGCAAGTAATAAAATTTCTTCTATTGCATCAAAAATTAACTTTAATATAGTTGGAATAGGTATTGCAGTTGCGGGTATTACAGCACTTGTTTCAGCTTATGGAGATTATTCAAAACAGTTAGAAGAAGCTTCAGATAAAAAAGAAAAGTTTAATAAATTGATAGAAAAAGGAAATTCCCTTTCGTCTGAAGAGTTAAAAAATACTCAGGAAGTAATAGATGGTAGTATGAATCAACTAAAAGAATATGAAAAGTATGCAAAAATGGTCAATAGCAACGAGATAAGTATGAATGATTTGTCTATTATAGGACAAGATGATTTTTTAGGGGTTGCTACAACAAAATATGAAAAAATAAAGTCTATGTTTGCATTGGTTGATAGAAATAAATCAAAACAACTTGTCAATGCTTCAGAGGCAGTTATTCAGTTAAGAATGGCTTTTAGTGATTTGTCAGATAAACATAAAGATGTGGAAAGCTTTATAAAAGCAGTTAATAGAGAGTTATTGGAACTTCAAAATACATTAGATAATACGGCACTTTCCCAAATTGAATTTACTAAATCATTATTAAATAATACAATTTCAGGAAGAAGAGAATTAAAGGTACTCAATTCACAAATAAAAAGATATGAAGAACTTTATAAAATTAAAGATAAAACAGAAAGACAGCAACTTGAAATGAGTGATATAGAAAATAATTTACAGAGAGATCACTATGAACTTGGGGGATTAAACAATGAAGAGTTAATTAAAGAAGGAAATAAAATTGCTCAAGAAATATCAAAAAAGATAAGAATAGATACAACTAAAGCTTTAAAAGAAGCAGAATCGTCAATAATAAATAAAAATGGAGCTATTAAAGAAAATACAGAAAGAATAAAGACATTAAGAAAAACTATTGAACAATATGACAAACAGTTAATTAAACTTAAAAATTCAGAAGAAGAAAATGCAGACGCTATATTAAAAACAAAAGAAAAAAGAAGAAAAGCTCAAGCTGAATATATTAGTTTAATAGAACAGAAAGAAAAAATAAATCAAAAAAATAAAGAGATGATTGAATTACAAGAAACATTAAATGAAGGAGAAAATAATTCAAGATTACTTTTTCAATTTGAAGAAGCTGATAAATTATTTGAGGATTTAGGAGATCAGATAGCAAAAGTTAGTACAAAACTAAAGGACTTTAAATCTAATTTAAATATAGAATTACAGGTTTCTCAACTAAAATCAAGTCTTTTAAATCTTGGATTTGAAGAAACCCTTTCTAATGAAGTTAGTATTTTAGAAAAAAACAGAGACGAACTTTTTAACTACATTGAAGAAATAGAAAACATTTCAAATAAAGCCAAAAGCAGTGAAATGAAAGATAGTATAAAAGAGCTTCTTGAAAGTGAAGACGGAATTAATGCAGATAATATGATTGGTCTTGATAAGGTTATTGCAAATTGGGATCATCAAAGTTTAGAAGAGCAGAAAAATGCTCTAAAATCAGCGTTAATTAAAACTATCGAAGAATTAAACACAACAGTAGAGAAAAAATCTAAAGACTTAAATATTACAGAGGGTATTTTAGAAGGAATTACTAAGATAGATACCTCAAACTATAAAGGAATTATAGGTTCTTCTAAAGCATTAGACCAATTCCATAAGAATTTAGAGTTTGCAAAAAGCTCAATTAATGACTTAAAGAAAGAATATAGTCAATTAACAGAAAAAGATGTAGATAACTTAATGGGTAAACTTGGATACTCAGAGAAAGAAATAACAAAACTTGTTAAAACAATGAATGACCAAATACGAAGCACTCAAACAGCTTGGGCTGACGCTATAACAGGTGCTATTGATAGTTCACTAAATGATAGTAATTTAAATTCAGTATTTGACAAAATACAGGGTGGTTTACGCTCCGTATTATCAACAGCGTTTTCCAATCAGGGTATGAAGTCGGATATGGAAAGCCTTATTAGTAGTTTTTCTCAAAGTATAAGTCAAAATTCACAGGGATTAAGTCAGGGAATAATGAGTGGACTTGAAAACTTTTCAGGTGGAGGATCTATTGCAGGTAGTGTTATGTCGGGTATAGGAACAGCCTTAATGAGTAGTGGAAACCCCTTCGGAATGGCACTTGGTGCTGTTTCAAAGATAGGAGAAACTATTTGGGGTGGAACTTCAGGAGAAGAATATATCGGACAGGTTGAAACTGCCAACAGTACACAAAAACAATTAAATTCTCAATTAGAAAAGTTCGGTCTTGATATGCAGACTATTAATGCAAAGGTTAAAAATTCAGCTAACTTTTGGGAAAAAATGTGGGGTGGAGCTGATTATAAAGCAGTCAATTTAGATAAAGCTAATGAGCAGATAGAAAAAATGCAGGATAGGTTAAAAGGTGTACAAAATACATTCTCCTCTCTTGGAAGTAGTTTTGCAGATACTCTTAAAAATGCAACTTCCTATACAGAATTTGCTACACACTTTAAACAGTCTATTGGTGGTGCTTTAAAGAATGCAGTTGTTGATAGTCTATTAAAATCAAGTGCTATTGAAGGTGCTGTAAAGAAATTATCAGCTCAAGTTTATAAGGCAGCAGAAGACGGAATAGTAACTAATAGTGAGTTAGATAGTTTAAAAGGTATTTATAACGGTATGCAAAGTAGTATGCAAAATGCTTACAGTATAATTGAACAATTAAATCAGAGTGGATTTATGTCAGAAGGTGTATCAGTAGATAATACAAGTAATGAACAGAGAACATTCCAAGCAGGAAGTACAAGTAATATAACTTATAATCAGCAGTTTGTCGTAAAATCACAAGCCTTTAATGGTTCAAGAGAAGAAGCTGAAGAATTTGCACACCTAATAGCTCCCTATATAAAAGAAGAGTTAGAAAGAGTAGGTTAGACTTAAAAAATAAAGGGGTATTGAAATATATACCCCTTTTAAATAAAGAGGTGTTTTTATGATACAATTAGAAAATTATTTTTTTGAAGTGAGTGATTATGATGAAAAAATAATAGAAATAGGAAACTCAAATAGAAGTTTTTCGGGCAAAAATCATATAGATTATATTAATAGATACAGACAGTTTCAGATTGGTTTAAAAGGTATATCTGAAGAAATGCACAGCAATTTATTGTGGCTTGTGTCTTTAAATAGAGGACTAAATGGAGAAGCAAAAAATTTAAGATATATAAGTCTTGATAATAAAGAATACAGCGTAGATATTGGTTTAAACGGTTATAAATTTAATATTGAAAAGGGCAAAGATAAACTTAGTTATGAATGGAATTTAACATTATTGGAGGTGTAAGTATTGCGAGAAATATCAAGTAGTTTATTGGAAAGTTTAACTAAATATAATAGAAAAATTCATTTAAAACAGTTGATAGATTGGGATAATGACGGAGTTTTTGAAACAGATATTAAAGACGATATTCTTTCAGCAACAATAGATATTCAATCAAGTGGAAACCTTAATACCGCAATACTTGATAAGGCAACAATCACCACCAATAATACTAACAGAAATTATTCTCCAAAAAATTATAATAGTGCCTGGCAGGGAAATGTTATTCCTTTCCGTATGTCAAAAATTTTTGCAGGAGACCAAAATGAAGAAGTAGAAATTTTTTCAGGGAACATAAAAGGAATTAATCCTAATTATAACAATAATCAGGTATCTATTAATCTTGGTGATACATTAGAGATTTTAAAAAGAGAAGACGCTCCTGAAAAGTTTTATATTGAAGAATATAAAGAAGACATTATAAAAGAATGGTTAGATACTCTTAATCTTAACTATACCGAAGAAAGTATTGATCAGACGGGAGAGAAAATAAACTATTCTTTTGAAGGAATGACTTATTTTGACGCTATTCAATTAATTGCAGAGAGCTGTTGGGCTAAGTTTTATTTTTCAAACGGAAACTTTTATTTCAGAGTTGATAAAAATAGAGAAGGTATTAATGAAGTTGCTTATACATTAAGCACCTATGAAGATAAAGAGAATGGAATAATTGAAAATATTGATAAAATTTCTGAAGAATATAACAATGATGAAATATATAACGAGGTTGAAATAGTAAGTGAGCCACTAACAATACAGCCAAGACAGGTTGTTTGGTCAGGGATAGAAAGAGAATCAAAGGTTAATACAATAAAACAATATTCGGATATTAATTCTAAAATATTAAAAGTAGCTGATAAAAACAGGGTTCCTTTAAATGAAAATTCTCTTGTTATTACTGATAAAAACGGAGAAGTGTACAGCCTTGTTAATAAAAAAATTAGCAAGTTATATTATAACAGCAACGGTTGTTATATAAATTTTAAAGAGGATTATTTTGTGGGAGAAGGAGACTTAAATGTTAGTTATACTTATTATACATTAAAACTAAGACCTTTTTCCAAAAAAGAATATATTGTAGAGTTTGAAGTTCCAATGGTTGAGCCAAAGGTACCACTTCTAAAGGCAAAAAATCTTGATTATGACCTCGATATAAGAAGAGACCAAAAAGATTTTTCTGCAAGTATTACTAAAGAAGAAAAAGAAAATTTTGACGAATATACAGTTGATTTATCACTTGGAGCAAGGGCAGAAATTAGCTTAAATCTAAATTTAACTCCTAATGTTTATAGTTATGTTGAAAATAGTAGTTTTTATGTTGATGATTATAATTATATCCAACAAAATTATATAACTTATGACATAGAGATTGACGGAAAAAGAAGTAGTTTAGATTCTCAATTAAAGCAAAGAATATTAGCAGAAAATGAATATACAACTTATGGTTGGGAAAGTAATGCAGATAGCAGTATTTCTATTTCAAAAAACATTACATTAAGTAGTGGAGAAGTAAAATTAATAATTAAAAACCATAAATTTTTACAATCAAAAATGATTTCAGATAATGTATATTTTAGTACGATTTTAAGGGGTTTATCTGATATAAGTTTTCAGAAAGCAGAATATATTACTGAAGAATATGCTCATAATGATTATCCTCTTGGACACTCTGAATTTAATAATTTACCAAATACTAATTGGTGGTTTATAAAAACAGACGATATGTTTCAGACGGAGCTTGAATTATTTGAAAATAGAAAAAAAGCAAGATTAACTTTAATTAATAATTCAGAATATAATTTGAGTGTTTATAGTGATAACAACCCTAATAATATATATCTAACAGGACAGCCGATTAAAAATACTCAAAAATTTAAATCAGTTAAAAAAGACCAAGATAGTATTGATAGTTTCGGAGCCAAAAAGAAATTAACTGTAAAAAACAATTTACTTTTACGAGAAGACGAACTTGTAAAACTAAGAGATTATCTTATAAATCAATATTCAACTCCTTATTCAAATCTAAAAGTTGAAACAAAAGGAATACCACACCTTGAAATAGGAGATACGGTTTATATTAATCAAAAAGATAGACAGGCTGACAATACATTTTTAATTAAAGGTATGAGATATAAATTTCAAGATGGAAGTTGGAAAGTTGAGTTTAATTTAAGGCAGGAAACAGCTTCCAATTGGCAGTACAGCGGTGATAAAGCAGAAATAAGTTTTAAGCCACAAAAAGGAACAACAGAATATGTGTATGAACAAACACCTGAAGTAGAGAACTTAAAAGCTTATGAAAATAGTTATGTTGATAACAGAGGGCAATTGAGAATAAATATTGATTTAAGTTATATAATTCCACGAGATAACAATATAACAAGTATATTTATTTATATGAAGGAAAATAATGGAGAATACAAAAAAATAACAGAAACCATTAACTCAGAATATACAGTAAAAGACCTTGATATAAACAATAAATATCAATTTAAAGTTTACACTCATTCAAATATAGAATATGTTCCTGACTTTAGTAACGGGATAGAAAGTGAAGAAATAATAACAAAAGGAAGAGATCTTCCACCTTCTCCACCAAGTGATTTTCAGGTTGCTCAAAGAGGAAGAGAAGTTGTTTTCTCTTGGACAAAACCCGATAATCAAGATATTAAAGCCTATGAAATTAGACAGGGTGATACTTGGGAATATGGAGAATTATTTGGAGAAAATATAACCATAACAGAATTTTCAAAAGAAATATCACTTAATGGTAAAAAGACATATATGATTAAATCAATTGATAACGGAAATAATTATTCTGAAATACCAATTTATACAAATATTAATATTACAAATGTAGAAAGAGAATATAATATTTTAGTTGACGAAGACGAAACAGAAATTGGAGATGGAATAAAACAAAACATCTTTCATTTGGTTAATACAGAAAGAAGTGCCCTTATAATGCCTCATTGTTTAACATTTAATGATTTAAAAGATAAGAGTTTTCAGACTATTACTTCCTTTGATAGCTTCCCTAATTTTACAGACTATGCAGTTTATGAAACACAGCCCATTGATACATTAAAATCAGAAGCTTTTCGGTTGCAGGTTGACTATGTAACAAGTGTGAAAAACAATTTAGAAGAAATAGATATTTCAGATAGTGATTATACCTTTGGTATTTTTGTTTCAATAAGCAATGATAATGAAAATTGGAGCGATTGGAAAAAATATATTGAAGGTGATTATTCGGGTAGATATTACAAATTAAAACTTGAAGTTTATATCACTAACAAAAATATCAATTGGAGCATAGATAAATTTCGTGAAGTTGTTCAGGTTCAGTCAAAAATTATAGAGGATAATATAACGGTTGCAGAAAGTGGAATAACCATTAATTATAAAACTGATTATAATGTAGAGTATATAAACCCTCCAACTAAGTATTCTTTTATTGCAACAGACGGAGTTAAATTTGCAGTATTTGATAATGTAACTGCTCAAGAGATAACTTTTCATTTAGAGGATATTGGAGGGGTTAATATTGCAGGAGAAGGAAATTTGGAAATTAAAGGATTTTAAATAAATAAATATTTAATAAAGAGGGGTTAATAAAGCCCTTCTTTATTTTTTAAAGGAGGAACACTTGTGGAATTAATATTTTTATTGTTAGCATTTTTTGGTTGGTTATTTTACGAGAAAAAAAGAACTCCTTTAGAAATTTTAAAGTGCAATATATTAAGAGTTTGGTATAAATTTAAAAGAAAGTTTTTAAGATAAAAGGAAGGAGTGATTTAATTGTCTCAAAACTTTATTAAAGATAGAAATTATCAGGATATATTATTTGCAAATATTGGAGAAGCACTTAGAAATGATTTTGACGCTTTATTATCCTCTTTTTCATGTGATACAGCACCCTCTTCTCCTATTGTTGGTCAGGTTTGGTTTGATACTATCAACAATAGATTAATGCAGTTTAACGGCTCTATTTGGACTGATATAACCAACAATACAGCAATTTATAAAGATATTCAGAATGCAAAAGGTACAAAGGGTTCTCTTTGGGAAAGGTTGGAAGTATCCCTCAATGAAGACGGAACATTAAAATCGGGAGCTGCTGAAAACTTAACAGAGTGGATAGATTCGGGAATAACTCCAAACTATGTTGCCTCTAATGAGTTTTTTGTTAGTGGAGACCAAAGGGATATATTTGTTGTTAATAGAAGTGTAAAATTTACACTTGACGCTTCTTTAGTTTATTCACACATATTGTCGGTAAGTTATGACACCAATAACAATGAAACAAGTGTAATATTAAGAGAAGGTATTTTAGATAGCACCGTTCAAAAGGTTGAACACGGAGTTGTTGATCCAAGTGAAAAAGGAAGCCTGGCTTTTATCACAGCTTTAATGGTACATTATGACAATTCAAATACACCAATAACCTCAAATACCCTTCAGGGAACTATTGAAGAAATGATTAATGGGTTTGTTGCACAAGGTGATATTGATTTAAACGGAAATAGTCTTAATAATGTAACTAATATTAATGGAACACCTGTATCAGAGTTAGGTGGAGGTGGAAGTTTATCAGTTAGTGATCAAATAGTTTTTAACGAAGGGAATATTGAAATATATGATACTAACGGAAATTTAAGGGTAAGGATGGGTGATTTAGCGTGAGTTTTGGAATAGAGATATATGATGAAAACGGAAATTTAAAACTTGATAACAATACTTTAAAGTTCAAACTTTTTCAAGAGATTGATTTTGTTATTGGAAACGGAGAATATTCTCAAATACAAAAATTCTTTTTTGATAAACCATTAGAAAATCAACCATTAATAATACCAATTTTAAAAGAAGCTTATCAGGATACGGTTATAGAGTGGGATTTTATTAATTTTAATGGTTTATTTTATGGAATTATTATAGAACAAAATAATTATTCTTTACTTGCAGAAGGTACATTTTATGTTTTAACTTCAGAAATATTAGAAAATATATCTTTATCATATAAATACTATAACAATAAATCAATATCAGATACCCTCAACACCCTTGATACTTCAAATGTTATTAATACAGCAGGGACTTTTAAATATGCAGAAAATTTCAATCAGGATATAACTCTTTGGGATACTTCAAAAATAACAAATATGTCCGATATGTTTTATAATGCAAAAACATTTAATCAACCAATAGGACTATGGAATACGGAAAATGTAGAGCTTTTGGATTCAACTTTTTATGGAGCAGAAAGTTTTAATCGCAATATATCTAATTGGAATACAAAAAAAGTCAAAACGATGGCTGATTTATTTAATGGAGCTATTAGTTTTAATCAGGATTTAAGTTCTTGGAACTGTCAAAATGTACAAAACATGCAGAGAATGTTTAATAATTCAGGGCTTACAACAGAAAACTATGATAGATTTTTAGTTGGACTAAAGTCTCAAGAAGACGAGGGAATACCAATTCAATATAATGTAACACTTGGAGCAGAGGGTATTAAATATGGTCTTGATGATAATGCAGTTATAGCACACGATTGGTTAATAAATGCAAAGGGTTGGATTATTAACGATGACGGTTCATTCCAATTAATACTTTCTTCTGACAGTAGTGAGTTATTTAGAAATGGAACTCATAGAGATAACGGAGATAGTGTTGATAATTATGACTTAGTTAATGCTGATACGAGTGCTGTTATTAATGCAGATATGATGTTTTATTATGCGACCTCTTTTAATCAGGATATAGGATCTTGGAATACAGTTAATTTACAAACTGCAAGAAACATGTTTAATGGTGCCGATAGTTTTAATCAGAATATAAATAATTGGAATACCTCAAGTCTTACTAACACATATAGAATGTTTTGGAGTGCTAACAATTTCAACCAACCTCTAAATAATTGGGATGTGTCAAAAGTTACTACATTTGAAGAAATGTTTGCATGGACAAATATTTTTAATCAAGATCTAAATAATTGGAATACAGTCAGTTTAATTAATTTAAAGGGAGTATTTTATCAGGCAAAAGTTTTTAATGGAGATATTTCAACTTGGGACACATCTAAGGTAGTAGATATGAGTAATTTATTTAGTTACGCCGAAGCATTCAATCAACCTCTTAATAGTTGGGACACTTCAAGTGTTCAAACTATGGAAAGAACATTTAATTATGCAAAAAACTTTAATCAAGATATCTCAACTTGGAATATGTCGAGCGTTACAAATATAAATAATATGTTTGACCATGCGTATTCTTTTAATCAAAATATTAACAGTTGGAATATAACAAATATTACAAGTCTTAGTAGTATGTTTAGCTATGCCAAAACCTTCAATCAGCCACTTGGCAATTGGAATACCTCTAATGTTACAGATATGAGTTCTATGTTTTTTGCTTGTGATAACTTCAATCAACCACTTAATACTTGGAACACATCAATGGTTACAAATTTTGAAAAAATGTTTTATGGAAATAAAGCTTTTAATCAGGATTTAAATAATTGGAATATGTCAAGTGCAATAAATATTAGTGGAATGTTTCAGGCTACAGACACTTTTAATGGTAATATTTCAACTTGGGATACTTCTAACATTACAGATATGAGTTCTGTATTTGCTTTTGCGAAAGCTTTTAATAGTGATATAAGTCAATGGAATACGAATAAAGTTACGACAATGAAAAATATGTTTTATTACAATTCAGCTTTTAATCAAGATTTAAGCTCATGGGATTTTTCAAGCGTAACAGATATGAGCGGAATGTTTAGCACTTCAGGATTAAGTACAGCTAACTATGATAAATTACTTAATAGACTATATGAACAAGGAGACGCTATTAATAATAATGTATCATTAGGTGCAAAAGGAATTAATTACACCTCTGCTGCACAGGTGGCACACGATTGGTTGGTTAATACAAAAGGTTGGACTATTGATGACGAAGGTATGATATAAAGGGGGATTAAAATGTTTGGTTTTGATATAAATAATCAAGAAAATATGTCTATTTTTGATTTTAATAATTTATACAGTTTTTCTGAAAAAATAATAGTGGAAACAACAGGAGACCAAAAAGGGAATTATATACCATTTAATAATTCCCCTACTGCTCCAATAGTTAGTTTTAATATTGACAATTATTACTGTTCAGTTACAGCTATTTCGGAAAATGGTTTTTATTACAACACAAATGCCCCACAGGGTGAAACAATTAACTTTTATGTTTATAGCTTATAAGGAGGGGTTTAAGTGGCTTTTGGAATACAAATAAATAATGAAGGACAAAGTTTTGAAATAAATTCTGATACTGATTATATTAAACCAATTACTTTTGGTGGAATTGATATAGATAATATATACGATTTAGGAGGAAGTTTATATCAGATTAATTTTCCTGCAACCCAAAAGAAGCCTTCTATTATGGTAGAAGGGAATACGAAACAGTATATTGAGATGACTACTATTAGCGATACTGAAATTGAAATTAAAATATACAAAACTCTTGCAGGGGATTATATAACAGATATTGATAATAATTATGTTGGTATTAATGTAGGGGTGTTTTTGATTGAAACAAAAGTTGTTTTAAATGATGATTATATTCCTCAATCCACACCTCTACCGTGGAATATAGGATATGCTGTATTAGCATAGGGAGGGAAAATAAAAGTATGGAGAGTGTTAATATTGGAAAAACAAAACAGCAAAGAGGAAATCTACAACGGTTGTCCTCACGAAAAGAGGATAACCAAATTGGAAATTATTGTTGATGGATACGGAAAACAGCTTGACAAGATAGAAAATAAAATTGACGAGTTGGGAAATGGAAAATTAAGTAGAGCTATTCAGGAGCAAAATTCCAAACTATTAGAAAATCTTATTGAACAAATGAATAACGAAAGAAATATTTACTTCCAAAGTAATAAGCTAAAGGTAGAAGATCAAAAAGATGATAGGGCAAAAAGCGTAAAAAAATATCAAATATTGTTTGGTTTTCTTGGTAGTGGAGCAGTTATTGGTATTATTAATTTATTAGGTGAATTTCTAAAGAATAACATTTGGTAGTGGGAGGTGTTTAAAGTGAAAGATTTTATTGTTTGCTTGGATTTTGGACACGGAGGAAAAGATGTCGGAGCAGTTGATAAAATAGGAGACGATGCAATTTATAAAGATAAATATTATACAGAAGAAAGTAGATTAGTTTTAAAAGTAGGATTAAAACTAAAAAAGAAACTTGAAGAAAAAACTAATTATAAAGTTATATTAACAAGAAAAGACGATAACTATTTAAAATTAAGTACAAGAACTCAAATAGCAAATAGAGCAAATGCAGATATTTTTGTATCTCTGCATGCAAATGCGTTCTTTAAAGCAAGCGTTAGTGGAATAGAGACACTTTTCTATCCCACTTCTAAGTTAGGAAGAAAGTTAGCAACAGAGCTTCAAATAGAAATGATTGAAAATACTGATGCAGTAGATAGGGGTATAAGAGAAAGAGACGATTTATATGTATTAAAACACACAGATATGCCTGCTGCCTTAGTAGAATTAGGGTTTATTACAAATACTCGAGAAGAAGAGTTTTTACAGAGTGAAAATTATCAGAATATTTTGATAAATTCTATAATTGATGGTATCAACTCTTATTATGAGAGTACAAAATAAAATAAAGGGGTGTTTAATTTGGCTTATCAAAGAGACAAGGACCTTATTAGAAAAAATGGAGATCCAATACCACAGTATTGGAATGATAAAGAACAAAAATTTGTTGAATACGAAGGTAAAGTTGGAATTATTGGAGAAACCGTTGCAGAACAAAAAAATAATACTAACGCTGATGTAAATAATGTATTAACATTTTCAGAACCAATAGAATTTGTCGAAATATATCATAATGAAAGTGGACTACAAACATTCGTGGTTAATGGTATCAGTCTTCAAATAGCAAGTGGTGGTTGGAGAAGTCCTGTTAGTAATACAAATGCAAGTGTTGAAGTAACAATACCTGAAGGAATAGTCTGTACGGTTGCAAGGTTAATATAAGGGAGGCGATTAAATGGCTTTTGGATATAAGGGTGGAAGAGTTAGCATGAATAGAACAAAACTTCCAAGCGACTCCTCTTATTTTTCTAATGAAATACTGAATCTGTTGGATTTAAACACACTTGATACCTCAGAGGTTACCAATTTAAATAGTGCTTTTTCATATAGTTGGGAGTTTAATCAACCACTAAATAATTGGGATACTTCAAATGTAATTAATATGAGCCGTATGTTTTATAACTCTGATATGTTCAATGGAGACATTACAACTTGGGATACTGCGAAAGTACAAGATATGTCAGAAATGTTTAATGGTGCAATGATGTTTAATCAAGATTTAAGCAAGTGGGATTTTTCAAGTGTAAATACTATGTCAGGAATGTTTGATTATTCGGGATTGTCTGATATTAATTACAATAAATTAGTTGAGAAATTGTATAGCCAAAAAAATGAATTAAATGAAAATGTAGAGCTTGGAGCAAAAAATACAGCAGTTGATAATACTAATCGTTCTAAAAGATTAGAATTAATTAACGATAAAGGTTGGGTTTTAAAGGATAATTCTGTTGTAGTTACAGTTGTAGATAGAAACGGAAGATTAATAAAAATTTCAAAAGACGGAGAAATAATAGAAGAAAAACAGTTAATTGATAGCGAAACTTACGGCAGTCATTTGGGAAGTTGTATTATGACAAGGGGAGAATATATATACCTCAATACAAACCAACGGTACCTTTTAAAGTTTGATTTTGACGGCAATTTATTGTATGAAAGACAGTTTTTAAGCCCTGTCAATATTTTCGTAAACGAAGATAATGATGATATTTTTATATCTTATAACCTTTATATTGAAAAGATAAATGAAGATCTTTCTCAAATATGGAGGGTTAATATAGGCGAACCACTTACAGAAGTTGCCGTTGATTATAATAACCAATATATATATATAGCAACAGATGTAGGACAGGATAATTCTTTAATTATGCAATTTGATATGGAAGGAAATGAATTAAAGAGAAGTAATATTTATACCATTTTTCCGAAGGGGACAATAGTTGATAATGGGGGGAATATATATATTAGAGATTATTATGAAAGGATTCGAAAATACAATTCAAATTTTGTGTTGCAGTGGACTTTTACAGGTCATTCTGATTATATAGATAAAATAAAATATAATAATGGAAATTATATTTATTCAGTAAGTAGAGATGCGACAGTTAAAAAAATCAGCACAAGCGGAAGTGAACGGTGGTCTTTCGGCGGTTTCTCTTCGGCAGTATCAAATTTAGATATTGACTTAAATGAATTTGTTTACGCTATTTCAAATCAACTAATATTAAAAAAGATTAGGCTTAATGGAGCAGAAGAATGGAGTCTTGATTTGGGTAGTGGTGGAGTAGATCATAATATGGTCGGTTTATCAGTCAATAATAAAATATAAGGAGATGGTTTAAGTGATAGGATTAATGTTTAATGAAAGCAACAAGATAAAACTTGTTCATTATTTTCCTGATAGTGTAGATTTTCAGTTTGATATGTTGGTAGAAAGCCTTCCTACTAAAGATCCTGCGAAAGAGGGTATGAAAGCAAACCTCTATCGTGATGAAAATGATAGTCTTTTTTGGAAGTACACAGAGGTTGTATAAGGGGTGAATCAAAGTGGATAAAAATAATAACGGTTTTGACGATAAAAAAGAAGCTCAAATATCATATGGGCTTGCTGCAATTGGTATTATAATGTCTTTATGTGCAATGTTTATTTTTGAAGAGTTTCAGGTTGCACAAAATATGTTTTTTGCTTCAATGATACTTTCAGGTGGAAGAGATATTGTCAGCGGTCTAAAAATGATTATAAAGGGGTAGTTATGAATAAGAATATTAATAGGTGTACAGTTTACAGCCGTGTTGTTGGTTACCTTTCACCTGTTAACAATTGGAATGTAGGAAAAAAGGAAGAGTATAAAGACAGAAAAGAGTTTAATTTAAAGAAATAAAATATATAAGGGGTAGTTTATTCTACCCCTTTAAAAAAGGGTGATAAAAATGTTTGAAAAAATAAAAAGTTATGCCCTGATAATACTGTCTGCTATTGTTGGTCTGTTGACGCTTGGAAAGTTTACAAAAAGCAATCAAAAAATTAAAAAGTCGCAAAAGAGAATAGAAGAAATAAATAAAAAAAATAAAGATAGTAAAGAAAAAGTAAAAGATATTGAAGAAGAAATAGAAAAGATAGATAAAAAAGATAATAATAAAAGGTTAGATAAATTAGAAAGACAAACTATCATATTGCAAAAAAGAAAAAAGAAGTTAAACGAAAAGCTAAAAGAATTAGAAGAAGAGGGTGTTAAAAGTGAAGAAGACATTAGTGTTGATACTGATTATTTTGATGATATTCTCAACTAATATTAGTGTTTTTGCTTATCAGAAAACAGAAGAAGGGTTTACCTTTTCTCATGAAGAATTAAACCAAATGATTAATAGAATGAAAAAACAGGATAAAAAAATTGAGCTTCAGGATCAGAAAATAGATAACTTAGAAAAACAGCTATCTATCAGTAGAGAAACTAATGACCTTTTATTTCAGGACAAAGAGAATTTAAAACAAAAAATTAATCTTTTAGAAAAAAGAGACAAAGAAAAAGATATTCAAATAGATTTATTAGAGCAAAAAGTAGAAGAAAAAGATCTCCAAATAAGCGAATACAAAAGCCAGGCTTCTTTGGGTTATTCAGTAAAAATAGGAATTGTGGCTTTAGTTGGTGTTGTTGGTCTTAGTTTGATTAATTAAAAAAGAAATTCAAGAGGGGGTTTTCCCCTCTCTTTTTTTTTACAAAAAAATCATATCGTCTGTAAAAAATTTTACAATAAGCATTCCTTCTTCATTTACATAGGATTTATAATCAGCTAATTTAAAGTTTTCAGCCTTAGCTCTTAAATACAAAAAATCATATATTTCTTTGTCGGTTATAACCTTTTGTTTTCCTACATACTGTCCTTCTTCGGTGGTGTTTATCTTAAAGCTACTTGCATAGTCTGCTTTTTCTTTAAATAAACCTATTACAAAAGCATCTCTTTCTTCTTCATTTTCAACTCCAACCATAATATAAGGGTTATTATCAGCTTCCTCTATAAAATTATCGTGTTTTTCGTTTAAATCTTCAAGAAGGGAAGAGGTAAAATAAATAAACACTTTATTATTTTCGTTTAATTCTACCCTTGCAAAAGTTGAAGTTGAGCCACCAATCCAATTGAATTTATATTTTTCTTTACTCATTTTCAACTTCCCCCTCTTTTAATGGTTCATTAAAATTAGTGTAAAATATATTATCAGAATGTTTTTTTATTTCATAGTGATATTTTTCTCCCTTTGGAACACCTGCAACCTCTGTTATTTTCTCAATTAACTTTATTCCATTAATCATTGCTCCAATACCATCAGAGGGTTGAGATATTTTTACAGCGTGTATTTCTTCAGGATCAGCTTCAGTAATATACATTTCTTTTTTCTCTTCGTCTAAGGCTATTTTTACAAAATCAGCATTATTTATTTTATCTCTTAAAAAGGTTGAATTTAAATATATCTTATTGAAATTTTTATTACTTATTGAAACAAATGGTTTGTTAGGAGTGCTGCCTTGAGCAGAACTTTTAACTTTTTTTCTCCATTTAATAGCCAATTTTATTTATCCCCCTTCTTTTTTAGAAAACCTTTTTCCATTAATTGAATTAATTTTTTATGGTTTTCTTCATTATTATTGATTATTTCCCCTTTTTTATCAGTATTTTGGAGTTTTTTTATCAACTCTTCATAAAAATATCCTTCTTCGTGCTTGTGGTATATTTTAAGGGCGTTCCTTATCAATTCGCTCTGTGGCATATTTTTTAATTTTTCTTTAATAAAATCCAATTCTTCCCTTGTCATATTATTTTCAGATATTCTTGCAGAAATAAGGAAGTGTTCAACTCTTTTTCTACTCATTATTACTCAACCTTTGAGAATGGTACACTCCCAACTTATAATAACCTTTCACATTAGCCTGCTGTGGTTGGTCTAAAACTATTACATTCTTGTTGTTTTTATTTATAAATAGCTTTTTAATATAATCACCAACAACAATAGCTCCTCCACCTGCCAGGACTATGGTATCAACTCTATCTATCTGCCTATTCCATTGATCTATTAATTGAGTATATATGTCTTCTGCAATTATTTCAAAGTTTTTTTGACATTTTGTTAAAATGTTTTCATATTTTTTTGTTCCGTGTCTGATTGTATCATTTCCCTGAAGGAAGTTATATTGGATAATGTTGTGGGGAATATCAGCTTCAATTGACTTAAAAGCGTCAGAAAGACCAATTTCAAGACCAATTTCTGTATTATTTACAGGCTCTATTCCTTCACCAATAAAAGCGTCAACAGTATTTCCTCCAATATCACACATAGCATATCTTGCATTAAGAAGAGAGTCTTCTTTAATTTCTCCCGAATAAGTAAGTATTTGGTTATAATAAGCTCCAATTCCCTGTGGAATACATATTACATTATCAACTATAACCTTTTTTTCCTGACCATTAATTGTAAACCTAAAGGTTCTATCTGAATAAAACTCCTTTAATTTTTCTTCGTATTCGCTGAATGTATGAATAGAGAGACCAAGAATAAGGTTACCTATTTCTACTGTGTCTTCATTTTCTAAAAGGTTAATACCTGCAAGAAATTTTGCAACCTCACTATCGTCTCTAAATTTATCTTTACCAAAGTTTCCAATTCCACCATTACTGCCCTGCCTAATAGCATATTCTCCAACAAAATAATCTGTATCATTATAATTTAAGATCATTTTATCTTTTGAAAAACTATAATCATTATCATAAAGAATATTTGTTATACTTTTTGGTCTGTGGATAATAGAAGGGAAGGTCTCTATTTTATCAACCTCTGTCATTATTTTCTCGCTATCATAACCATTATCCCAACCTACATTTTGAATATATTTCATTATTTACCCTCAACTCCTTATTTTATAGTGTTTACGCCTTCATTACTGTCATTATAACAGCTTTCAGCTTTTGTGTCAACACTTTCTTTTATTTTTTTAAAAGTGTAAACATAAATGTTTATAATTACTGATAGAATAGACCTTAAAGCGTTTACATTTTAAGAATATAGTGCTGATAAGCATACTGTCCATCTTCTGTTATTTCTATGATAGTTTTTCTACCCTCTGACCTTGATTTTAGAAACAATATATTCTCCAACTTCCACAATGTTTTGGTTAGTTGGTGATAGGTTGTATTCTCCCTAAATTGCCTGTCTAATTGATTTGCTACTTCCTGTCTATTAAGAGTACCTAATTCCCCAAATATCCTCAAAACAGCCCTTTCTCGCTTATTTAAAGTGGCAATAAAAACTTCTATACATTGTCTTTCTAATTGCATAAAAAAACCCCCTTCAATACGATATAAATATAATATCATACTAAAGAGGGAATTTCAAATATTGTATTAAATTTATTATACTGCATCTATATATTTTCGTTTACTTTTAGGTAAAAACAAAGGGGAAAGAAAACTGCCGTGCATATATATAGTTGCTTCAAATAGAAAATGTATGTGATCAGCGAAACTTGGGGAAGAAACAAGAAAAACGGTAAAGTAAGAGTTGATTGCTTTTAAAGTGTGTCCCATAAATCCCAACAAGTATATCGCTGTTATTATTTTATAAGTTAGTTCTAACATTTTTTCTACTCTCCTTTGTTAGTAGTTTAAATTAAATTTTAATATACTTTCTTTTCTCTTTTGGAAAGAATAATAAAGAGAAGAAACTCAATAATGAATATATAATACTTTCTATATAAAAGGAGAAGATATCAACAATAGTTGGAGAAGAAGGTAAAAACTCTGTCCAAAATACATGTAAAGCTTTCAGTAAGTGTCCTAATACGCCCAAGAGATATATATTCTTTACAATTAAGATAATAATTTCTTCATTCATTTTTTAATCACTCCTCTTTATTAGTATATGAATATAATACCATAATTTAAATTAGCTGTCAAGCATTATTTTAAATTTCTTTAAAATCACTAAATAATACCCTCAAATCCCAACCCTTACCCAACCTTTTCAACTCTGTTGTTTCTTCAATAAAATATTCTAAAGGAATACTTTTAGCATTTCTTGGATACTTATCTAAAAAATATTCGTTATTAACCATTGCATACCTTAAATATAAAAACTCTTCTATTGTTAAAGCAAAAGTCCTGCCTTTATGACTATTAATCCACCTGAAATTTATCAATATATACGATTTATGATTCCAATGTTTATTAAATTCAATTAATCCCCTTATTTGTTCTTCAGATAATCTTTCAAAGGGGAAAGATTTACTTTCTGCTTTATCATTTATTATCTTTGCTTCAATAGCAATACTTTTTCCGTTTGCTGCAATAATTTCATCAAAAGGGCTTGAGCTTCCCCTGTACATTTGAACATCTCTTAACCTTCTATGCCAAAGTCCTATTATTTCTGCCGAATCTTTAATATCATTTTGAAGTAAGTTTGCCAAATGAACACCACCTTATATCCCAAATAAGCTATTAAAAGGAATTTTAATATCACTTTCTCCTTTTTGTTCAACCAATACATAAACCCCATTGTATCCTTCATTATCAATTCTTCTCATAATTATATCAGTATTACTAATATCAACCTTTGTGTTATCTGAAAACATAACAGAAACAGTTTGTTTTTTTAAATTTAATTCTTTCAAGTTAAACACCCCTTTATAAAGTACTTAAAATTAATAAACTAAAACTTAAAGCAAGAAATAATAATTTTACATATCTTAAATCAGAGTACATTTTATTTACAATTTTCATATTTATTTCTTCTATTTCAGCATAATGATTAATCATTTTTTCATTTGCATTTAATTTGCTATCAAATTCATTAATAATTTTTTCAATAGTTTTTATCTTTTCCTGATAAGCCCAATTAAAACCCTTAAATAATTTAAATAAATAATAAAAAATAAAGACTATAACTGTTAATGCAGTCATGCTAAAGAAAATAACTATACTATTTGAATTATTTAAATCTATTAGATATTCAATTTTAGTAATTAATATGATTAAAATAAAGAAATAAAATGTTGAAATTGCTTTAATAAAATAATAATCTTTATTAAGTCTTTCAATAAACTTTAAATACATATCTAATCTATCTTTTTCTTTCAAAGTAAACACCCCTTTATAAAATTATTGTACAAATTATTTCAGCTTTTCCATTTTCCCAAGTAAAAAGTTGGAGGAATTGATTATATGGAGTTACCTGAATAATTCTTTCTTCTAACCAACCCTCCTGATATCCACCCAAATGTTCAGGGTGGTGTTTTTGGAGATACTTCTCAATAAAATTAAGCTCTTTGTAATAAACCATTATTCATTCTCCTTTCTCAACTTCAAATAATCATTAATAGACTTTCTTAAAGTTCTTACTATATGAAGGACAATGTTTTCATTGTAAAAAATACCAACTGACATAAGGTAAGCTCTTATATCTTTAATAGCTTGATAATCACGAAAAATAAAAACTTCTCCGTCTATAATGACTAAACAATCACCAATATTTGTGTCTTTAATTTCTCTTTTTTCTAAAATACTCAAACGACCATTTAGTTTATCTGTATAAATAATATTTTCTTCCTTATCAACAACAATTTCATAGTCAATCTCTTTAATCATTTTTTTTCACCACCTTTAAATTCTCCTAATACTATTCCAAACTTCTTTTGAAGGGAAAAAATCAATAAATTCTTCCAACAGCTTATTGGTTCTAATTACATCATTAAAATTATGTCTATATACTTCTTCTACTTTCCCTGCCTTAACCAACTTATTGGTATCTGCACCGTCTATATATTCTTCCTTCTTCATTGGATCAAAAAAGAATTGATATACACTCTGTAAATCATTTTTTTCTGTACTTTTTGTCTCCTGATAATCCAACCAATCAATATTTTTCTTTTCAAGTATTGCAGCAAGTGTTTTTTTCTTTGTATCATATTTGAGGTTGTTTGCTTTTGCTAATTTTTCTATATCCTCTTTTAATAATCTTGATTTAGGTGTTGGTTTAGTTATATCAACTGTTGTATTGAGATATTTTTTAATTAAAGGGTAGATATCAAGGTGATCCATTTCTTTTAATAACCAAGGTTTTTTCTGCTTTAAAAAGGCTGTTCTTAAAAATGGAATATCAAAGCCTGAATAATAGTTTTCCCCGTTAAAGGTAACCAAAATTGCTTTATTATACATTTTATCTTTAATTTCTTTTACAATATCCTCAAAATCATTTAGATTTTTTGCTAACTTATAACTATCTCCCACCTTAAAAACTGCTGAAACAAAATCTCCATTAACCGCTGATAGAGAAGTAGTTTCAATATCAAACGGGATAAAAAGTTTACCATTCCAATACATAAAATAATCACTCCTTATAATTTTAAATGAAACAAGTTTTAAATCATTATTTTAAATAAACAAAAAAAAGAAACACTTTAATATCTTTCTATTATTATTATACCTGTATCTTTGGTTTTAATTCAAAAGATATATGAAAATAATATTAAAGTATTTCTTTAAAAACTAATTAAGTTTATCTCTTTTTTCAAAAAACTTATCAAATATTTCTTTTTCTTTAATTTCTGCTATGTCTTTATACTTTTCTTTATCTTTATCGTCTTTTAAATAGAGTTTAATAACTTCAACATTAACTATTGGTAGAAGCTCTTTGATAGCCTTATTTCGCCCATTTACACCCTCTGTGTCATTATCAAAGGCAAGTATAACCGTACCTGATAACTGCCTTAACAACCACTTTCTCTGTCCTATATCGTTGTTTCCAAGTGCAACTGCCTTATATCCCCACTCTGCAAGTCTTAATACGGACTTTTCGTCTTCAACAACTATTACATAATCATTTTTTTTATTTATCAGCTTTTGAATACCAAAAAGAGTATCTGTTTTCTGACCACCTGATTTTGTTTTATATTTATTCTCCATTTTTTCTGTAATATCTCTGCCTGCAATAGCAATAACCGTATTATCTTTATCATACCAAGGAAAAGTAACCCTGTTATATAATTCATCTTGCGGATCATAGCAGAAACCAATCTTAAATTCTTTCAATATTTCAAGACTAAAACCCTTATCAAGCATATATTGGTGCTGATTTTCTGCATATTTATTAACCATTGTTTGACTGACTACATTTTTTTCTTTATCTCTTTCAACCAATGATAGCAGGCTGTTTTGTTTTTTCTTTTGAGTGCTTTTAAAATCAATCGTCTGACCTCTTAAATCTTTTCCTGCTATTAGCTTTAATGCTTCGTAAAAGTCAACTTTTTCAACTGCTTTTACAAAATCAATCAAATCACCACTTGCTCCACAACCAAAGCATTTATAAAGCTGTTTTTCTTCATTTACAAATAGGGAAGGTGTGCTGTCCTCGTGAAAAGGACATACACCTTTATATTCATTTGAACTCTGCTGTTCAAGGTTTGTATAGACACCAACAACCCCAATCATTGAAGTGTTATCTTTAATCTCCTGTATATTTACCATATTACTCAACCCTGTCATTAACTTCTACATTAGTGCCAACATAAACCCTTCCATATGCTTTAATTATTGTTTTATTTCCTGTTCTTAATACTACTGTTTCGTCTTTCATTTGATATACTTCTTTAATTAACATATCAATAAGTTCATCTGCTATTTCAACCCCTCTGACTTTTTTAAAGTTTTCGGGATAATCACTAACCTTAACTACATTTTTTGCTAAAAACTCAAACTCTCCATCTAAAGTTTGTACTTCTATACTTTCCCCAATATCAACAACCCTCAATGGTCTCCCAAGAAGACTATTATCTTTTGGAAAATCAATATCCTCTAACTTTTCCACAACCACAATATCGTTCACATTAATATTTTTCACATTAACCACTCCTTTTTATTTGTTAACTTCCTGAAAAAGTAATCTATTTTCGTCAAGTCTAAGCTCCACACATTCTCCATTAGCCTCAAAGTTATGCTTTTTTCCACTTCGTGTTTTCTTTGCAATGAGTGCAAAGTCTCCACTAAAAAGAAACTTTTCTCTTTCTTCTTTTGTTATTGTTTTTAATATTAAAAAGTTGGAAGCATATCTTTCTATATCCTGACTTTCAGCAGCAAGCATACTATCATAGGTTTTTGCCTGACTTGCAGTTATTACAAATATATCTAATGGAATTGCTATTTTTTCCTTCATTACATTAACTACATTCCCCAACCAATGTCTTGTTACCATTTCGTCTTTACCCCGATAAGCACTACTAACTTTCACATAATCCCACACAAAACCAACTATACCGTATTTTTTCTTAAAATATCTTGCTCTTCTCAATAGTTTTTCAGGTGTATAATCATCCATTTGGTCAAGATAGATAGGGCTTTTTTGAAGTTCTGCTATTGCTCTGCTTATTTTTTGCTTTAATTTTTCGTTACCTGGCTTATTATATAGTCCGTTTTCAATATATATCATTGGAATGCCTGTCATTTCAGAAAGAAGTCTTTCTCTTTGTTCTTTTAGCGTCATTTCATTAGCACCCCAATAGATAGGTTGTTTTAGGTCAACTCCAATTTTTTTAACAATACTTTTTAGTATTAGTGATTTTCCAACATTAGTTTGAGCGTTAATTACTGTTACAGCACCCTTTCTTAAAATACCTCTTGTATATTTGTCGATTGAAGGGAATGGACTTTCAAAGCCTTTAAATGACTTCTCTACAACTTCCCTGTTCATAAACTCTTCCATCATACCCTCTGCTATATGTTCTGCTTTATCGGTGGTATCTGTGAAGGTATCAGTTATTTCTAATACTTCTTCTTCAACTTTTTGGAGTACATCTTCAAGTTCAAGTGTTTTATAATTATTTTCAAGATCTATATTAATTTTTTCATTTCTTAATACTATTTCATTAACCGCTGAAATTTTCTTTAATTCTGTGATATACATATCTATACTTTTTGAATCCACATCAAATTTATGAAGTGCTCTTACATATTTTGAAACTGACTGCTCTGCATTATCTTTAGCGGACCCAAGTTCTTTTGCAAAAACTTCTCTTACATTATGAAATTTATCAATATAATTAATAATTGTTACTTCGTCAAACTTTGAATTTTCCATATCTTTTTTTCTCGATATATAGTCAAGAATTTCAAAAAGAGATCTGTTGTACTCAACCCCTGTATATTTATCAAAATCTTCAGCAGTTAGCCCTGTTTCATATATCAGGGAAGGGTTTTGAATTATAGAAGCCAAAATACTCTGTTCAATTATCTTGCTATTTATCATTTTTTCCATAGATATACCTCCTATTTATTGAAAAAAAACCAATTTAAAAAAGAAAAAGGGGATAGGTTTTGTATTTATCCCCTTATTTTACTGCCTAAAACTAATCAGATTGAGCTGTATCGTCTTCTTTAGTATTAATCATACTTTGATACTGTTTAGAGCTTAAAACCTCTAAATACTTCTTTTGCTCGCCTATATTAAGTTCTGCAATGCTTTCTTTTTTAAATAACTGCTGTAAAATAGCTTTATTATCTTCAGGACTTACTTTTTCAGTCTTTAGTATTTTAATCAGAGATTTTTTTACTTCTTTTTCTTCCTGCTTTTGATAATAATTTTTAATCATTTCTTCAGTTACACCCTGCTTTTTATTATTCTTTTCAATAGCAGAATTAAAAGCTTCTTTTAATTCGTCAAAATCAAGGTTGATTGTGTCAACTCCAAAATCTAACCTGCCACCTGCCTCTTGATTAGTGGTTGGTCTTACAAATAACTTTCTGTTGCCTTCATTATCAAAATCAGCCAATAAGAAAATATCAGCAATATTTTTGATAAAATCTCCACTACTTCCTCCAATATCAAGATCTATAATATCCTTTTCTCCACCTATACCGTTTTTCTCATTCTTAACTTTGATATGAGCAATTATCACAACACCAAAATTATTTGAGAGGAGTTTTCTTGTTACATTAGCAAATTCAGTCTTTACATAACCCCAACCTTCCCCATAATCAAGCTGTGAAGGGTGTGTTATTCCGTGCTTTTTACATACATAATCCTGACATTGGTCATAAGCTACACCGTATGGATCAACTATTACAGTCTGAAAACCATAACCTTTATTCTGAATAAATTCGTCAATTAGCTTCTTAAAAATCAACCAAGGGTGTGCATTTAATTCGTTGGCTTTTTCTATAATATCTGTTTCATGAGTTAATAACCCTGAAGTTGACGGTTCAAATTTAAAGTGATAAGGTTTTGGATACTTATTAGCAAGTGTTGTTTTACCAATCTTATTTCGCCCTGTAAGAACCCAAATAAACTCATTCATTTTTTGCTTTGGAATTGAGACTTCCAAATTTACTAAACTCAAATAAACCACTCCTTATTTTTTATATTAAATCCCCTAAATCAACCAAGACTTAGGGGATATTTAAAACTTTACAATAATATTATTAAAGTCATTTAATGTATTATTTTAAATATGAATAAATTAATAAATATCAGCAAAATCACTTGCGTCAAATTCGTCTTCTTCTGTATCGTCTAAAGTAATACCTTCATTTAAGTCAATGCCTTCAAGGTCTTCGTCTTCAATTGGTTTATATTTAGCATTTACTTTACCTACATATTTAATTTCAACTTCATTTAGGTTGCCCTGTACAATATCATATTCGTTTACAATCTTTCTTGTGTTAATACTGCAACCAAGAACTATATTGTCATACAGGTTAACTTTTTCGTCAATTTCTTCTGCCTTATCTCCATAAGCCACAATGTGAAGGAAGGTGATCTTATACAGCTTATTTTTAATACCTTGAATTTTTTCAGCAAGTGAATAGAGCTGCTTTAGATTTTCTGCGTCTGTATTTTCTACTTCTTTTTTAAGTAGTAAAACCTTTTGGCTTACATCATTACTTTTATATTTAATGTATCCTTCAATTTCCTGAATAAGAGCCTGTTTAATATCAAGATCCTTTTTTCTTGTTTCAGAATTAAATCTGTTTAAAATCGCAACTACAACTTCTGCTTTAGTCTGCTTTTGATTAACTTTTTCTCCTCTGACTGTATCTGTCAGGCTAATGTTTTTTTCTACAATATCGCAATTAAAATTAGTAATTGCTTTTTCTTCAGAAAGCTCTGATACTTTTTCAAGGTTATACACTTTATCTTTACCGATAATTTTATTGTTTACCTGGCGGCTGTATTCTCCATTATATAAATTTTCTTCAAGTTCTCCTTTAATCTCGTACTTATCACCCTCTACAATACCATTAAGTGTTTTCTTTACAATTCCACTTGGCTTTTCCCACATCATAGCTGTTACAAGGTTTCCATTAGCGTCTAATTTAATTTTTCCAAATGGAGTTCTTAATCCTTCAGTTCTGTACTCCACAGAAACCACAGTACCAATAACCCTTGCGTTGTTCTCAAATTTACCTCTCACAAAAATCACTCCTTAAAAGTTTTTTTGAGGGGGTTCAAATTGCGATACCCCCTTATTTAATTTTATCTTAAAATCTCAATCGCCTTTACCAACTTATCAGATTGTTCATCTGTTAGGTCAGCTCCAAATGTATTTAAAATACCAAGAAGATTTTCTCTTCCAAGCTCTAATGGAATATTATCTCTGTTAGTTCTCACTCTTCAACCTCCTTTGTAAAATTTCCATAATTGGTAATTTTTTCTTATCTGATGTTATTATACCCTATCTCTTATTTTTATTCAAGCAATTTTAAAAAAATATTTAAAACTTTTTTTTAAAACTTCTATTTTGTTAGCTTTTCCAAAAATGCAATTTTTTTCCTTTTCTAATTCTATTATACCCTATGTATTTTTTTAATTCAAAAAGAAATTACAAATTATTTATTAAATTTTTTCTAATAGGAAGAATTTCTCCTATTAAACCTCTTATGGTCGTTGATATGTCGGACTATTTCGCCCTTTTTAGTTAGTCCGTTTGAAAATACATCTTCCAATACTGTAAAGAAATAACCGATATTAGCATTTCTCATAGCTGTAATTTCTAAGAGGTAAAACATTACTCTATTATCCAATGTACGCTCAAAAATAAGCTCTAACTGCTTCAATGAAGGATATTTGGAGAAGGTTTTGTAAAAATCGACCACAAATTGGTAATTGACTTCTGTCTGATACTCTTCAGGCAAGTTATCCACAAGCCTTTTTGATTTTTCGAAAAATGAGAGCCTTTCTTCTCCTTCTTCTTTAAGTTCTTGTTTAAGATCTTTAGGGCTATTCTTTGTGGGGTACAACTGTCGTGGGGACAGAGGTTCCCCACGGTCATTTTTTTTAGTTGCAAAATGTTCCCTACGGTCAGCTTCCTGATTTGACGGGGACTTCTCCTCCTCTGCAAAATGTTCCCCACGGTGTGCAAAATGTTCCCCACGGTCGCCGTTATCTGCAAAATGTTCCCCACGGTCATTTTTATTTGAGTTTTTTTTGCTTGCCTGTGGATAACTTTCTTCTTTACCCTGATTTTCTTTATCTTGACCAACAAAAGGAAAGAGGGAATATGTATTAGTTGCAAATCTACCTAATTTTTCATTTAATATTTTATCTCTCTTTTCCTTATTTTTATCTTTTCCATTATCATCTTTTTTAATTGGATATCTTTCATAGGCTAATTGTTCAGTCCAAACTTCCTGTCTTACATGAAGATAACCTTCTTCTATCAATTCTCTTTTTGCCCTTTTAACTGTCTTCAGCGAAACCCCCGCTTCTTGTTTAATTCTTTCATTTGAAATAAAACATTTACCATCTCCGTCAATGTGTGAAGCAAGAGAAAGAAAAACAACTACTGTACTTGTCTTTAGTTCATTCATTTGAAGTCGTGGGAACATAGTATATAATTTTACAAAGGAAAGTTTAGAAAAATCTTTGTACATATTAAGCCTTCCTTCGTTCCCGAAGGTTATTGTAGCATCTCTAAATTTACTCATTTTTTCACTCCTTTTTTTTTAATTTTGTCTTGAAACTTAAAAGAAAAAGTTATATAATAATAAATGCCTAATCAAACTTCTATCAAAAGCTCATTTTTTCATTCCTTTTTCCGAAGGTTATTGTAGCAGTTTTTAGATAGTGGTTTTAAGGTAATATAATAATAAGAGAAAGTTTTTAGAGGGCTTTCTTAGTTTTACGATTACAATAATGTTTAGCTGGCAGAATTGTAATCTCTCTTTTGAGAGCAGTTTTTATACTGCTCTTTTTTTTATTTTTATTCATCTTTTATTACAATCCAATCATCGTCTTTTAGCCCCTTTATAACCCTCTTTGCTGTTCTTTCACTAATTCCTGCCTTCTCTGCAACAAAATCCAATGGTAACTCTTCCATACCACCTTCTCCTAAAGTTTGAGCGTAAAGCAGAAAAACTTTTATTCTTGATCCGTGTAAATGCCTAAGTGCTTTTTCTGAAAAATTCCTGTTAAATCTTATATATTCCTTTTCTACAACTGTTCCGTCTTCTTTTACTATTCTATCTACACCTGTTCCAAGTCCAAGCTCTTCAAAACTATGTTTTCTTCTATGATCTTCGCTCATTATTAAATCCCCCTTTTTTTGATTATTTATTAAATATCATCATACCATAGTGTTTACATTTTTTCAAAAAATTATGTACATAAAAAAAAGGTACGGAATGAACCCGCACCTTCTAATTAATTAAGCTACATTTTTTTCAATAATACCTTTAAGCTTTTTTCTTATTTTCTTTAATCTATAATCAATAGCCTGAAAGGATACACCCTCTATTTCTGCTATTTCTGTAATAGTTAACTCTTCCATATAGTACATATCTATCATACGGGCTTCCTGCTCATTTAAATGATAATATAGATAATCAATAGTGTTTTGGTCTATATAACTTGCTTCAAGGTCATAATCGTCTTCAAAATCTAATGTCTGACCGTCTTCATACTCATAGTCAAGGCTGATAGAGTTATCCATTATTTCATCACTTTCAGAGTTATAAAAGTCCTTTACAGCACTATCTAATACATAATAAAGGAAAGTATTAAATGCTGCTTTTTCAGGTTTATATAACCTAATAGCCTTTTCTATTGTTTCAAGAAGAAGATACTGCATAAGATCTTCGTTGATATAACCATTATTTTTTGCAGAACTTTTAATTGTCCTGATATTATTATCAATTACTTTTTTAACCTCTTTTTTATCACCATTTTTTGCTTTTTCCCAATTAACCTCTTGACCATACTGTTCAGCAGAAACCTCATATTTACTTAGTTCAAATTTATTCAAATTAACCACTCCTTAGTTTTTTTTAGTTTTCACTTATAACTATACTATTAATCGCTTTTCATATTATTTATATTTTAATTAATAGTATAGCAGAATGGTTTAATTAACATTTAAAATAATGCTTGACAAGGTTTGTCATATAATATATAATTATAAGTGAAATAACAGTCTTACTACAACCAAATCAGAAAGGATTTGATTATATGAAATCAGAAAATAAATTACAACTTTCAAAAGAAGAATTTGCAGAGAAAATAGGTCAAAATATGAGAAAGTATAGAGATGATAGAGGACTTACTCTTCGTGAAATGGGAGAAAGAACTGACTATACAGGTGGCTATATTGGCTTATTAGAAAAGGGAAATGCCGTTCCTAATACTTATGTCCTAATGCAGATATCAAAAGCCTTAAATGTGCCTGTAAGCAAGTTATTATCAGAAGATACTTCTCCAATACCTGAAAGTTTAAATGATCCTATCTTTCAGAAAGAAGAGAGTAAACCTTATATCCAACTAATCAAAGAAATAATGAGCAAAGGTATTGAGCCTGATAAAGTAAGAGAAATAATATCTTTTTATGAAAAAATGAAAAGTGAATAATATTAATAGTGAACCCGCTTATTCTTAATAAAAGTATAGATAAGCGGGTTATTGCTCGTCTATTTAAACCCTGCTGTTATATTATATCATAGATAGAAATTTTTTCCAACTGATTTAAAAAAATATTTATAATACTATTGCATTATTAACTTCCATATCATAATCAAGAATTGTTACTATATTAATTTTATTATTTTCAAATGTAAAAAGAATGGTTCCAATTCCACTTTTGAGTGCATAAAACTTTTGTGATAAATATTTTGCGTATTGCAGGTCGTGAAATCTATTATGAAATACATAGTTAATTTCCTGAATTGCTACATTTCTATCATTCATTCTCTTTACAGCGTGTTTTGTGAAATATACATTATAGTGATTGATTTTTGTTTTATTCACGCTTTTTTGCATTTTTTCAATATCAAAATCATTTGCGTTAATTGAGTTAATATTAATCATTGTTTGACACTCCTTTCTTATTTTAAGTTTAATAAGGGGGGAGTGTTTTATGTTTTGTTATGACTAAAATTTAACCATTTTTTTCTGTAAAACCCCCTGCTGCCTTCCTAATTAATTAAAATGTTAATGAGTTAACCTGTTTCTTTTTACCTTCATTATCAAGGTGGATATATATTTGAGTTGTTGAAATATTTGAGTGCCCTAAAATTTCCTGAAGTGCTTTTATATCTTTTGTCTGTGAATAGAAGAGATATCCGAATGTGTGTCTTAGGCTGTGTGCTCTTATCTTTTTTTCAATATCTGTCTTTTTTAAATATTTGTCAATGGTTCTGTTTATTGTCTTTTTACAAATTCCTCTCCCGCTGCCACTAATAAATAGTTTTGGACTACCTTCTACTGTAAAATCGTTTTTAGCTCTTTCAGTTTCCATATATTCTAATATCTTTTCTTTTGCCTTCTTATTGAGTGGAACTGTTCTCTGCTTTTTACCTTTTCCGACAAATGTCAGAGAATCGTTTTCAAAGTCAAATTCTTTAATTTTAATATTAGTTACTTCAGAAGCTCTTAATCCTGAAAAAATCATAAAATAAATAAGTGCTTGGTTTCTTTTGTGGTTTCTGCCTTGATCACTATCAACTACTTTCATATACCTGCGTAATTCCTTTTTATTTAAATAGATAGGTTTTGTGTTTTTTTCTTCCTTTGTTCCTTCAAGTTCAAGAGTTGGATTTTCTGAAATGTAATTTTTACGAGAAAGAAAGAAGAAGAACTTTTTTAGGGCATACATTTTTTTGTTTCTTGTCTTTGGCAGGTTTCCCTGATTGACGCTGTTAAGGTATTCTTCAATTGCTATTCTGTCAATATCTCCATTGATAATGTCTTCATATATATAACCGTTGTAATCTATAAAGTTTTCAACTTCTCTTATATAATCTTCAGCAGTTGTTTCAGCGTTTCCTTTTTCTTCAAGCATATACCCTTCAAAACCACCAAGTAAACCTCTAATCTTTTTATCCACTTTAAAAACCTCCTTATTTTTTTAAAACCTTTTCCTCAACCCCACAACTTAATTTTACTATATATTATATATTATGTCAAGAACTTTTTTTAAATTATTTTTAATATATTCTTATTATATTATACTTTGTTTATTTTGTAAAGGGATTTTTAAAAGTTTTTTAAAAGTTTTTACATATTATATATTCTTTTAAAAACCCCTTCTTTATGGTATGTCTTAATTATACTATTTATAATATTATTTGTCAAGAGAAATAAAGCATTATTTTAAATTTATTTAAAAGTTTTTTTAAATTAGTATAAATCCAATACATTCTCAAACTTCTTAATCGTTTTTACTATTTCTTCGTGTTCACGGGTAAATAAATCATATGGTTTTATAATTCCAATCAATTCGTCTTCTTTAATAATACTTATATTTTCCTGTATTTCGTCATAGTAAAAATCGCAACTATCAGCTAAAAACTCCAAGTAATCTGCATTAATACTTCCAATATTATTGTCTGCTACAAATATAGGAGAATTTTTATACTGCAAGTTAGTTATTTCTGCTTTTTTACCCCTATTATCAGGAAGTGGTATAGATTGTTCTATTTTAGAAAATCCTTCACCTTTATTAATGTATATATCGCCTTTTTCTATATTTGGAAGTTCACCGTTTCTTTTATAACCCTCCCATTTTTCTTTGAAATTTTTATAGTCATTTTCTCCTACAAAAAGTGCAACTATCAAATCGCTTATAATATACTTTGTATCTGAAATCTTTTCTATGAGTATCTGATCGGAACCATTAAGAATTTGTGCTAATTTTTTACCATCCACTTTTAACCAACTCCTTATTATTTTTTTAAAAAAGAATGAATAGAGAAGAGAAGAGAAGAGAAGAGTTTATAAATTAAACCAACTGAAAATAGTTTTCTTTATACTCAACTCTCTCTAAAATATACTCTTCCTGAATAACCCCAAATACCTCGTTTTTTAGACCATTGCTGTTTTGTCTTAAAAAGTCATTTGCCTGCTCTTGAAAATTATCTATTTCAGCCTGTGTATAATCCTTTTCTCCTTCAAACTCTATAATATCTTCCTGAAGATTGACCCTCCAAAAGAATAATATCTCTATTACAGCGTCTTTAAGTGTCATTTCTGCTATACTATCCCAAGTATCACTTATAGCTTCTTTGAAACCCTCTTCAGAATCAACCAATTTTTTAAAATCAAATCTCCAATGTTTAGTCAAAATAACCACCCTTTGTATTCGTATTTTTTGAAAAATGAAGCAACATAGCGACTCGTTTTTCCGCCCCTGGCTGTTCAGAAAAAATTTGTCTATTTTCCTGCAAAATATTTTTTCTAAAATTTCTAAACTAAAATTTAAAAATTTAAAAATTAATTTAGAGAAAATGACTCGTTTTTCAGCCCGTCGCCGTTCAGGAAAAATGCCTATATTTCCCCAAAACGACTCGTTTTTCAGGGTGCGGCTGTTCTGAAAAGAAGTGTCTATTTCTGTACATAAATGACCTCAATTGTCATTTTGTTCATAAATGTCAAGAAATGACCAAAAAAGCCTAAAAAGTGGATATAAATTAATAAATTACAGTAAATGTCCGCAATTGTCAAAATCTATATCCACAACATAAAAAAATAATTTTTAATACTTTATATTATTATTATACCTGCTCATGGGGATTTAATTCAAATATAAAATTAAAAAAAATTAATTATTTTTAAATTTATTTATTTAATTGTTAAATAATACAATTTAATAAAATAAAGGGGGATTACCCCCCTCATCTTATTTGTCTTATATTGTCCGTTTTTGTCTAATTTTCCAAATTAAGGAAATTATTATCATTTTTTAAATCTTTAATCATTTTTATAAAATGGTCATCCGATTTTTTAAATAATAATTCAAATGGTAATTTAACGGCTTTAATTGATAATGCTATTCCCGATGATATTGTTAATAATGATATTATTAATATTATTATTAATTCTAATGCACCGCCCATTAATGTTAATTTTTCAATAAATCCCATTTCGATAATTGATTTAATTAAATTGATCATTTTTTTACCTCCTTATTTTTTTTACCTTTATGTCTAATATTTATATTATATACTAATTATACCATTAAATAAAAATAATGTCAAATAATTTAATAAAAATAAATAAAATAATTTATAAAAAAACATACACAAATGTTGTCAAATGTGGTCAAAAATACACTTGTTAAAAAAAGAATTTAATTTAATTTATAAAATCATTAATAATTAATTTTAATTATTGAATTATCATTTATACTTTAAATTATCAGAAAATTTTTACTTTAATTATTTATTTGACTTAATATGTAAAAAATGGTATAATTAACATATAATATAATAAAGGAAGGGGGATCAATATTTGAAAAAATATAAAGTAATTATAACGAAGCATGCCCGTAAACAAATGAAAAAACGGCATGTAAATAAATGGGATTTAATTGAATTAATTAAAAAAATTAAAAAAAATGATTTTAATAATTACCATAAAGATAAAAGGGTAAAGTTGGCAGCCGTTGACCATAAAGCGGGATTAACGGTGCTAATTGACGCAAAAAGTGCACAAAATTATATTAAAGTCATTACGGCGGGTAAAAAGGCATGGCGATTTGATGGGCCGAAGCATGATGATGTATTTGTAATAGCGGTTTAATATAATTAAGAAATAAATAAAATAATTTATTAAAATACTATACATTAAATAATTAATATGATATAATATAATTAAGAAATAAATAAAATAATTTATTAAAATACTATACATTAAATAATTAATATGATATAATATAATTAAGAAATAAATAAAATAATTTATTTTTTAAAGCTATCATTTATAATAATACATTAAATAAGATTTAAATTATCATTTTAAAAAATGAAATTAAGGTTAATATTAAAATTAAATATTAAGGGCGATCGGATTAATTGACGCCCGAATTAAAAAAAAATAACGGAGGTTATCAAATTGAGAAAATCTGAGAAAATGGATTTATTAAATGAATTTAAGGCGGATTTTAAAGCGTATCAAATGGGATTAATTGACGATGGGGTAATTTGGAGGATTGAACGGTATTTAAGTTTAATAATTGAACCCAATGAAATCAAAATGGTTAAAATTAAAGCGGCTTTAAATGATGATGAATTAATGATTAGCCGATGGATTGAGTTTAATGAATGGATTGAGGGTAATAAACTTTATGAATTAAATGAGATTAATGAATTAATTGACGAAATTAAATGGGATACAATGGATGAAGGTTTATTAGACTCCCGATTAAGATTAATTCGGGGATTTAATACCGAATATAAAAATAATAATTTTTAAGGTCAATGGTAAAAATGGTAAAAATGGTAATTTAATACGGGCGGTTAATTAACGCCGCCCCGTATTAAAAATAAAAGGCATGCGGATTATTGCAGCCCCGTAAAAAAATGGAGGTTATTAAATTGAAAAAATTAACAATGATTGAGATGGATTTAAAAAATGATTTTATGGTAAACGCTGAGATGGTAAACGCTGAGATGGTAAAGCCCGTAATAAATGGAGATATTAATAACGCTGAAAACATTGAGGTAACTAAAAAATATGGTTATTATTTGATTAATAACATTATTTATAATTATGGTATTTTTAAAGCGGATTTAAATAAATTGAAAAATGGATCGGTTAAATTTATTAATGATATGGATTTAAAAATTAAATTGGTATCATATAATAAATATGAGATGCAGAATTATATAGATGAAATATATGATATTATTAATTATATTAAACGAGAATATGGTAAAAATGGTCAATTGGTGATTTTAGATTTGGAGACTCTGATGAATGATTTAAAATTAACAATTAATAAGCTTAATGATATTAATTTAATTGAAGATTATTTAAAGGTCATGAAGAACAAAGATTAAATAATTAAAATTAATACCCCTTAAACGGGGTATTTTTTTTATGTTTAAAATTTATATTTAATAAATGCAATACAATAAAATTAAACGGGATATAATTAATAACGCCTTCATGGCGTTTATTAGAGATGCCAGGGTAAACATTTTAAAGGCGTTTAAAAATTTAAATAATGAATAATAAAAAAAAATAAAGCGGACTCCATTAATTAAACTTTATTTTAAGTTAATAAACATTAATTTAAACGGTTAAATTTTAAATATTAGAGGCGTAAAAAATTAAACGGGATAATAATGATAATATTAAACGGGATTTATGAGGCGTAAAATTTAAAATTTAAAGTAATGGATAATAATATAATATAATATAATATAATATAATATAAT